TTCTGGAAGATTTGCAGCATGATACCGCGCTAGATTAGTCATCTTAGTAGCTCCTTATTAAAGCGAGTTTGTGTTTTGTGGACCCCGAAGGCATCCATACTTATTTATATCACATATCAACAAAAAGGTCAGTGTGGTTAACCGAAATTAAATGGACACTTACCCGTACTTTCCCTATTCATAATTCCCCAAGCCTTACCAGGCAAATAATCTTTTAATTTTAAATTTTGAAAAACTTCTAAAACAACTTTTCTTTCCGGTTTGCGTTTTATTAATTGATAATTTTCTCCCACTCCACTAAATCGTATCATAAACATAGGATCACCTCTTTTAATTTTGAGGTGTGCTGTACGAAAAGCACATGATAGATTTCTTTTCCAAGTGCCTAATCTAAAATGGGCACTAACAATTTCATGACTTGGATGTTGAATTTGTTCTAACCATACTTTCTTATTATCTGTCCACATAAGAACTGATGGATTAATTTGTATAATAGCTTCCCGACCTTCTATAATTTCTATCTCAGTGTGGTGACAGAATTCATTAAATTGATCTTGATTTGAATTGACAACAGTACCATAGGTATCATTTCCATTATCTTTTATTGTTACATCCCAATCTAATTGAGAATAAAAGACCCAAGTATTACTAGCCCAAGATTTCCAAGCAGGACATTTATAGAATCTATATTTGGTAAAATCTTCCGTATCAATATATTTGACAGGATCAATAAAAACACCATCCTTTAACAAAGGATGATCATTCTCTGGCCAAGGAGCCCAATAATGCCAATAAACTTTTGTTGCCATAATCAATACCAATAAACTTTTGTTAATATAATCAAATAGTATAGTATCCGTCAGTTCTTGATCCTACAGTTTGTTCATAGAAAAGATCGCCTTCATTTCCAAACATCAAAGTCTTCCATGAATCACCATCTTGTTTATAAACTTCTAAAGAAGTTTCCTGTCCATACTTAGTCTCAACTGTCCAAGTTCTTTCCCACCAATCCTTTTCTTCATTATACGTAAATCCTTTTTCTTCCAATTTGAAAGTAAAACAATCTACTGGATTCTCATCTATCGTGCATGTGGTAGAAATACCAGCACCATCTTCGTTATCCAATGGATTATTAATCCAATTCAGGAATTTCATTATCATATGTAATAATACGGTGTGCTCTTTACTGGTTTGAAAGTTCCTCTATTCTATCACGAATTTCCTGTTTTGTCATTCTGCTCTGTCACCTTCTTCTTACCAATGTTATATTTGGTTTCTAAAGTCCATTCTCCCTTCTCCTTATAAGCGAGAACCTTTATTTGATTCAACGGAGCAACTTCTGTAATTATACCAGGATTAACGATTGTTATCAACCCCCAATCACCTAGAAGTTGAGCAATACGATTTCTACGTTGAACATCATTGGTTGTAAGATTAGCATGTTTTCCATCCAAGGCAAACAATTCCTTGAAATGAACAATATAATACTTCCCTTGCTTGTGCAAGATATGACACGATTGGTAGAGCTTCTTCTCTTTCCTTGAAGCAACTCCAATCCTTGTAAGAGTTTCTCTTACCTTAAGAAAATCATCAGGTTCATTAAGAATAATCTCAATCATCCTATCAGGTGCCCACTTCACTTCGGCTTCTTGAACCACACTCATTTTGATCCTCCAATGTCAATTCGATTCTTAATAAAGTTAATTTGATCTGTCGTCAAGATTTTTAGAGCTTGTGCCGCCTTATCATTACTATAACCATAGTAAATTTTGACCGTCTCAAGGTCCGTTACCTTGTCCTTTTTAAGCCAAGGAGAAAATCTTTTACGTTTCCTCAATGTATTTAGATAAAAATTATATTGCATATCATGATCTAAATGATGGTTTATATTCATCTCATTTACAAACAAAATAGCATCAACAGAACCACTTAAACATTTATTAATAATAAATGCCGGATACTTTGCTGTGGGATCTTCCTCCAAAACATTCTTCTTTGTTTGATTAATAGAGTTCAACCAATCTTTCAATTCCATCACGATTTCTCCAACCACTCATTATACTCTTTCATACTCATAATTTTACAGCAGACATTCTATTATAATAAGGATCTATATCTCCTGCCAGTTCATCAACATCCCTAATAAGATTATGATACTTTAATTCAGATGAAGCAAATTCTTGTTCTTTTTTTGTAGTATAATGCAAGACAACTGGATTAAAACATTCTCGATGTTTCTGTTCAATATACCCTTGAGTTACATCTTGTATACCAAATAAACCAGTATTAACTTCCAATCTACTTAAAAGAATCCATACAGCATATTCATCAACTATCCTTGTATTTGGAATAGGCAAGAGAACTTGACTACTCTTAAATTGTTCCATCAAATCAGATAATTCATCCAAATGTTCAATAATAGACTTATGAATATTATCATTAAGTAAGACCACTCCTAAACAAAATTTGTATACAGGATGTTTTCCTCCCAAATCATAGATGCAAGCATCAACTCTATCCAATTGATCTCTTATATTCCTTCCTCCGCCATTATTTGGATCATATCTAAATCCAAATTCTTCTCTACCATATACATCAAATTGACAATATGTATCAAATAAGTATTGAACATCATGATAGAAGATAGTATCTGAATCAACATACAATATGTTATGAGATTCTTCTTTGAAATATTGTAAATTATACCATCGATGAATTGACCAAGCATTCAACATAGTATCATCAAACCCATCAATAAAAGGTTCAACTCTTACTGCATATTCCAGTATAAGATGCTGAGGAATGAAATCAGGATCGTCGCAAAAAATGTAAACGGGGATTGTATCATTATATGTTCTCAATGAAGAAATGCTGTGTTCAAGGCGTTTAAGTTCATGCTGATTAATATGAGCATGGGGACTCATTTTATATGAATAGAAAACAATGTTTTCATATCCATTATTTCGGCCCCTAAATTTCCTTAGTTTTTCTTTGATAGATTCAGTCATCGTATAATGTCAATGTGCATGTCTTTGGTCCAAATCTCAAGTTCTTTACGAACTTTATCATCCTCATTAAGAGTTTGATATCTCTTAGAAGCCTTTCTCTTCCACCATTCTACTATGTTATCCATATAGAATTTATCAAAGTTAATAGGATTCTTTTCAAGAGTATCTTGATCACCACTAAGAACTTCCCTAGAATTAGAGAATCCATAATCCGACATATAGAATCTCTTTCTCTCTGTAAGGTTCTTAAATTTATCAAGACTCTCACTAAGCATTCTAAGATCATCAGGATATTCCTGAAGATTGGATTTCATAATCGCAATCATCTTAGCCTGCGTCTTCAACTTCCTACTTGAAGCATTCTTTTTAACAAGAGTAGCACTACGATCATTACTCATATAAGATTTAAATAATCTCTCCAACTTTTTGAATAATGGTCCAGGTAGAAGTGGCAAAAAATTACTATCAGTTAATCCTTTGAATCTTATGTATGGTTTTAATCCATCATACTGGGAAGATGATTTTGTACTACCATAAAGAGAAGTAGTTTCAAAACAACATATATTACTATCATACTTCCTGTCAATGACTTCACGTATTTCATGAGAACAACAAATAAGTGATAGTAATTTTCCTCCTAAACAATTATAACCGAAAGGTTGTGTAGGGACAATAATAAATCCCATAATTGTATGCCGATTTAACAAAGAAAGATTGGGAACATGTCCAAGCCAATCGTTTCTTGGTCTAGAATTAATTAATGGAGATCCCAAACGAATAAATCCAATGATTTTATTTGTAGTAGTTTCTCTTACAATAATACGAATAGTCTTGCCAGGAATGGATTCTTCAATGGCATGAGAAGTTGTAATGGCAAGGTAATTATTAAAAACCTCATTATTCTCCTCAACATTAAAACTAATCTTCATATCCTCAGGAGACATATCCCAAGAACTAAAAAAATCATCCTCTAAAGGAAATAGAGGATTAATACCAAGATTAGCAATCTTTTCTTGTTTAACTTTTCTCAGATAATCATCAATACGATCAAATCCATTGAAGTATTCAACAAAGTCACTGATAATAAATCTAAGTTCTTCAATAGGAATTTTGATCATGTGGATCCACTCAATCCTCCATTAAACTGTATATTCTCCGAACCACCCAACCATGATCCACCATTCTTTGTAGCAAATCTATACATCTTTTCATGTACAGTAAGTCCTTTCTCTTCTTCAATATTATCACTCTCATCAGGATTTTCCATACTATAATCCCTAGCAATAGGCATTGCATCTGAAGGATTTTCATATGGAGGTTCATATGAAGAAGGTGCATACTCATCAGTTATTGGAGTAAGCGGATCAATTTTATCCATATATTTCCAAGTGGACTCAAACCAATCGTCAGGATCTACACCCAAATCGTTTTTCATTTTAGGCCCCTTTCTTTTTTAAATTTTTTCCAATCCCTACCAACAGTTTTCTCACCATATTTCATACGAAGATTTCTCTCTTCATTTTCTTCATCATTCTTTTGCAATCGTCTTTCCCATTTACGATCACGATTTAACTGTCGTAAATTATATAGTTGAAATGAGTCTGGCAATAGGTTCATTTGAAGTTACACTCACACATAATTTCAGTAAAAGCGGCGAGAAGATTTATCTCTTGATCCGCGACGAAGGCAATTTGATACTGGTAACGAGCAAGAATAAGGACAGCAGAAGCCAAACCAGGCCCGTCCACGGCCATAGGAAGAGCATCGTATAAACGCCGCATAAGAACAGAAGGATCATTATCCATGTTATCAGATACCCACTTCCTGACGGCAGTAAAGTCCTTCTCCTTAAGTTTTTTAACAAGCTCATTAATGGATACGTCCGAAAACGTTGCTAAAATACCAGTGTCTATTGTACCACCAGCCGAATACCTTTGGCACTCATTTAAGACCCTTCTCCAGTCTGGGAAGTGTTTATTAATAAGTTCTGCCAGAACCTTCTTGTCAGCTTCGCACCTCTCCTGGTCCAAGATAGTGTTAAGTCTGGTGAAGAAAGCAGCCGCAATCTCTTGTTTCTCTTTTCCCCTAACCGAGAATTCAATAACAGAACACCGCGAGTGGAGGGGTTCGATGATTTTATTTTTATAATTACAGGTAAAGATGAATCTACAGTTTTTGTAGAACGATTCAATATTCGCCCGTAAGAGTAATTGTACGTCATGGGTTGTATTGTCAGCCTCATCTATAATGATGACTTTATGTTTATCCGATGTAGTAAGAGAAACTGTGGAAGCAAAATTCTTTGCAGTATTTCTTACCGTATCCAAAAATCTCCCTTCATCAGATCCATTGATAACATAAGAATCAACGCCAAGTTCATTGCAGAGTGCCTTGGCAACAGTAGTTTTACCAATACCAGGTGGACCAGAAAGAAGAAGGTTTGGAATTTCTCCTTTATTTAGGAAATCTCTAAAGGTTTTCTTTATATTCTCTGGAAGAATACAATCTTCAATCGTTTTGGGTCTATACTTTTCAACCCAAAGAAATTCATTACGAGTCGTGGTCATGTTTTTTTATGCTAGCCTCCCATTCTTGTAGTGATGATTGACAATCTGGTGGTTCTGGATCCTTATAACCTTTGATCTTTTTCCAATCAACATGCATGGCACCAAGCATCCATGATTGAGATAAAGACTTGGGACCTTTCTCTAAGAGTTCACACTGCATAAGCGAGAGTCTATGCCCTGCGAGATCAAGATACTCAGACCTCCAATTAGAATCGTCATAAGGTTTATTCTTCATAATTCCTCAATCTAACATAATAAGGTGCAAGAGAGTGAGTACTGAAATTAGGATCCGGCATAATCCCCCTCTCTAAATTCAATTCCTGTAACAAATACCATTGACCATCATCTTCAGCCCTTTCTAATATCTCCACATATTCTACGCCAGATTTCAACAGACGCACAGCCTCATCCTGAGCATCTGTCCAGTCTTCATACTCCTTTTCTCCCACACGTTCATGAGAATATTCATTACTTAATTGACATACCTTATACATCATCCCATGAGATATCAGGTTCTAAAGCAATATAGTAAGTCAAATCATAATTCTTACTAACAAACCTAGAAAGCAATTTCTTAGAAATTACTACTTCATAAGTTCCAGGAAGAATCTTAATATTTTCTACCTTAAAATTAAGAACAAAAGTATTATCAGTCTCTCCTACAATTATTGAAAAATCATTCGATGTGTCACTCTTCTTATCCCTAACAACTAATTTAACAACGCCATTCTCACCAACAACAGAAAGATCTGGAAGTTGATACACATAAGATGCTTTCAACAACTTATCTAATTGTTCAGTCTCAAGAACAAAACTGATATCTTCACTTGGGAGGTGTAAAGATTTATCTGGAGGCGTTACAATAACAGTAGCATCCGCAAAGAAATATTTTGATCTAGACTTACCTTCCTTTATTACCACATAGGAATCGTTAGCAAAGTCTAGTTCCGGTTTCTTATGCAAGGAAAGTCCATTAAGAAACTGATTAAGATCATAGATACCAAAGTCTTTTGGAATCTCTTCTTCTATATGTACCTCAGCAAGAATATTCTTCATGACTGAAATAGTACGAAGTTTTGAACCAGCCTTAAAAAGAATTGACTGATTAATAGTTGAAAAGTTTTTTAATAACGAAAGTGTTTTGTCAGAAAGTTTCATAACCACGGGTCGGAGTTTCATTTTGTGTGTTGCCGCTGAAATAGTATAACAGAAGGCAGTAGTGCATTGCTTTTAGTATATCACGCTTTGCTTGTCCCTTCTTATCATACCTACTCAAATACTTAATGGCATTAGATCGACAGAAAGATTCCGCATCACCTACGGAATGAATAAGGTCAAGAGTTTGTACATTAGAACCATCATTAGTATAATGTCCTTGATATGTTGAAGAAATATAATCAGAAAGATCACGCATACTTTTATCTTCTTGGTATTTCCTATAATCAGATTGTTCAAAATCGGCTACAGGTTTTTTTCCTATAACTTCTTTATAATTCTCTTCAGCCTTCATTAAGTGATCAACAAGTTTAGCATAATCATCAGGTTCTTCTGGTTTCTCAGTCATCTTCTTCTCCTTTATAGGGTAAGTTTCATCCATAGTACCATTAATTTCTTCCCATAATAAACTCCAAGCATTAACCATAAGTACCTCATAGAATTATATCAGTCTGTAAGTTGGAAGTCAATATCAACTTTATCATACAATTCCAAAAACGACTTTTTTGTTTCATCATCAAAACGATTCAAACAGAATCGAAGTGACTTTTCCTTATCTTTAAAAATTTTATAAGCATTAACAATATGAACCAAACGACGAGTAGAGATAATCTCATCTACTCCGCCATCATAGAATGTTTTTCTAATGATGTCACCCCAATCCACAAGACGCTTACAAAACTTAGCGTCATCGAAATGTTTTGAAAGAATTCTTTGTTCTATGTTAGGGGTTGGATATTCTTGTTCAAAAGTTACAGGGAATCTTTCAAGGAATGCTTCATTAAGTACATTAGTACCAATGAACCTACCATCATCAGATCCTTTACCCTTTGTATTAGCAGTTGCGATAACATTAAAACCTGGAGAAGGTTTAATAAACCTACCAATTTTCTTCAGAAAAACTCCCTTACCTTCAAGGATAGATTGGAGACATAGAATCTTATTAGAAGCAAGATCAATCTCATCTAAAAGGAGTGTAGCTCCCCTTTCCAATGCCTCGACAACTGGACCGTTATGCCATACAGTGTTACCATCAACAAGGCGAAACCCACCAATAAGGTCATCTTCGTCTGTTTCAATTGTTATGTTGACACGGATTAACTCTTTATTTAGTTGAGCACACGCTTGTTCGATACTAAACGTTTTACCATTACCCGAAAGACCCGTAAGAAATATAGGGTAGAATAAACGGGACTTAATAATGTTTTTAATATCGTTAAACGGACCAAACTTGACGAAGGTATCATCTTTTTCAGGGATAAGATTTTGTAACGGCGTTTCAATTGCAGATTTTTCTGAATGAGTTCGTTTTATAAGTTTGTGTTCGATCATTCATGTAACGAATCAATATAATTATAATAACCCAATTAAATTTAATTTACTATCTTAAGTAGACACTTTCTTGGTTGTACCAGTACTTGGTCCAGTAACTGGAATAGGTCCTTTTGGTCGATTCGGTGGAATTGCCACTGGAGAACTATTAGATCCAGATAGTAATTGTAAAGCCTGAATACCACCATCCAACTTATAGAATTTCTCTTTCAATACCAATATAGTGGCTTCTCCTTCTTTAATTTGGGCAAGGACAGTTTGTTTTTGTTTCTGGAAATCAGCGAGTAATTCTTCTACAGTCATATCAAAAAATTGAATCGTTTTATTTATTATACCACCATTTCAATAAATTCGTCCAAAACCCTTTTATTCATTTTTTTAGATTTAAGAGATTTTTTGAAAGCACTTCCTATTTGAACCTTAGTTGCATCTTCTCTAACTTCAAAAGAAGTATCATTATTCAAGACCTTTGAAGAGATAGCAATATAAGAATCGTAAAGATTATTTCTTACAGAAACAGATCTATTCTTTTTCCAATTCTCACGAATTTCCTCCTTATCTTTAACAAGAAGCATATCCATAAAACTTGTAAAATCACGTGTAGAATTAATCAATCTAATACCAACAAAATTAGTAAAAGGAAATCTATTCTTTAGTTGACGTAAAAAGGGTTTTGTTTGGTATGGAGAATTTACAAAAGAATAAACATATCCAGTCATACGATCTCTTAGATAACAACTACCCGTTCTAATAGAGGCAAAACCAAGATAAAGTTCATCTTCCCAATTTCTTTGCACATTAACTCTACGTTTCACAGAAGTAGCTTCACCATCAGTTAAGATAATACAGTGAACTTTTTGTAGACTATATCTTTTCTTAAATTGTGGAATAATTTTATTAAGAGATATCAATGCCTCATTGAGAGGAGTTCCAGAAAGATTTACACGATCTGGTACACAATAAGTACAATTATACCTATTATTATAAGCATAAGAAATTCTATACAAGTTTTTAATCTGATTATCCAATTCCTTACCCTTACACTTACTAGTAAGAATATTCATCAATGAAAAATTATTCGGAATATGAACTACATGATTCTTAGGTTCATAATGATCTGGCCCCTGTACTTTACCATTCCATTCATTGGTAAAAGCATATACATCAAAGGGAAGTCCAACCTTCTTACAGAACCATACCAAATTAAAAAGTTGTTTACATGTATCATGAAGAACTTCATGCATAGATCCAGACCAATCCAACAGAAAGATCAATCCATGACTCTTTCCATCTGGAACTACCGTAATCTTTTTAAAAATATCTTCATTCCATTTATAGGTATGAATGGAATTCATATCAAGAACTCCAGTCTTAGAATTTAAAGATCTCTTATAACTATCGGCAGACTTACGACATTCAAATTCTTTTATAAGATAATTAACTTCACGCTGGGCAGATTTTTTAAACTGATTAAAATCTTCATCAACTTTTACAAAATTATTTGTTCCTACTCTATAAGTTTGTTCCTTAAAATTATTTTCAACATGATCACTAAATTCAATATTATCAATAATAATAGTATCTAGATTAACTGATGGAATTTCAAGATAAACATTTTCTCTATAATACCTATCACTAGAAAGGGTTTCTAATGCCTCATCAAAAGATTCTTGAGTCTCTACAACAGGTTTAGAAGGAGTATGAGAAACCACCCCACTATCAGCGCCGCCAGTATTGTTGCTCCTTTTAGGAGTAACAGGGCCATCACTATCAGTATTGGAGCAAACGTCGTTACTAGAAATATCGTCAGAGGAATCAGAACCAATGCTTGAAGAATCCAATTTTTCTTCCAAATCTTTCGGATCCTTTTGAGGGGTTTCTTCTTTTTTGATTTCTTCGGTACAATAGTTGTGGAGGATTGTGGAGGCATGAATTACATCTTCAAAAGTTTCTACATCTAATACAGTATTTACAATATCCATTTCTCTCTTAGAAAAACGAATATCAATAAAAGGACCGATTTTAGTATTAAGATTAATTTTATCAGCAAGACTCATCTTATTAACATCAGTGTCTTCTATACAGAAAAAATCTTGATCGGCTAATTCTTTGTATCCATTATAAAATGTTTTTTTGAGTCCAGGATATTTGCGACGCATCAATTTCTCAATACGAACATCTTCCACTACATTAATAACAGATGGAAAAGTACCCATACACTCCTTTAAATCCGCTTCAGGAGTAAAGAGTGCATGACCTACTTCATGACCCACTAGAAGGTCATATACGACGTTTGAGGCAAGGTTCCATGAAGGAAGGGTCAGTACACGATTCACAACATCAAAAGAAGCTGTAGAAACATCTCTGTGTTCTATAACCAAATCTTCTGTTGCTAGAAGACGTGCTAGATTTTCCTTAACCTCATTACGATTCATTTGGATCTCAGTTCCTTAACGATACGAATAGCCTCATTAATATCAAGATCCCATCCATAATCTGGATGAGGATCCACAAGCATTTTAACTATATCTTCATCAGTCTCACCTTTTGCATATAAAGCAGCAATTTTTGCTTCACAAATATAATCTTCATATGTCGCATTATCACCCAAATCAGCAGGCATGTGCATTGGTTCAGCTTTGTGAACCTTGCGAACAACGTTAGACATGTGTACGGAGGTTTAGTACTTTCTCAATATACGACGAAACCCGCCTCTTGGGCGGGTTCAATAGACGGTTTAACAAGTGTCTACGTCTTTCTCTAGCACTTCGTAGTGCCTGTGGTTTAAGAGTCCTCTTCTGACTCTTCTTGCTGTGATGTTGCCAATTTGGAACGTTCATGGATCTGACTTAAATAACGATCACTTCTGGGGTCTGTTATTAAGACCATTCCTGATTCGTGGAATGATTCAGCGTAATCGACGGGTCTTCTTATATTGGTCATTCTACTATTCTACTAAATCCTTTGATTTTGTCAAACTTTATTACGTTAAGAAATTTATCAAGTAAATCTGACTTATGAGATATAACAAATATATTTGCGTTCTTAATAACGAATCTTATAATCTTCAAAAACTCATCTGTTCCAAACCCATCAAGAGAAGAATCAAAAACCTCATCCATAATTAACAGATTGGTATTTGCTGAATTTTTATACCTAGCAACCTCTCTCCAAGTGAACAGAAGGGCCAAATCAATTCTCATTTTTTCTCCTTCCGAAAAAGAAGAATAGGAGAAGTCTTCGTGAATTGGGGATTGGATAGTCTCGTTGAACTCTTCGTCTAATTGGAAGTTGATGTAAAAATCCATCATTTGAAGGTACTTATTAACCTGTTGATTAATGAATGGTAAGTACTTCTTAATGATACTTGTTTTTACGCCTCCGTCCTTTAAAAGACTGTAAACGAAATCATATTCAGAGATCTTCTGTTTTAAATCGGTTAACTTTTCAAATACTCCAGATAATTGTTTCTTAAACGAATTTAACTTCTCATGCTCAGTATTTCGGTTCTGTAATGTATTGGTAATGACTTGAATTTCATGTTCCAGATCCTTTGATTGAGTTCTGAAATCTTCAATCCGAGTATTGTTTTGAGAAATGCCATGCGTTAGGGAAATAACCTCCTTTGATACTTGATTAAATTGGCGCTCTAGTTGTTCGGTTTTACTAATTGCGTCCTTGAGTTCATTAAACCCAAGTTGCAACTCATTTATCTTATTTTGAGCGAGAACAATTCTATTTAAGCGAATGTTTTCTTCTATATCCTGATCACATGTAGGGCATGTTACATTCTCTTCAAAAAATTTATGTTCCTTATCAATTGTTTGTATTTTATTCTCCAATTGACCTCTAATAGTACTTAATTTCTTAAGTTTCTTTGGTGCTCCAATAAGAGTTTCTAATGTTTTTTGTTTAGATTCAATTGATTCTTGATTGTTTTTATTTTTAGATATTAGATCAGTAATTTCTCCATTAATATCAGTACATTTCTTTGTATACTTCTCAATATTATCTTGACCGCGAGTCTCAGCATCAGAAATAAAGTGTTCTTGCATTGTCACTTTATCTTTAATGGATTCTTTACTTAATTGTAAAGTTCTTATATCTTCCTTTATTACACGAATTTTATTCTTTACAATATCATTCATAGAAGAAAAGATCTTAATATCTAAAAGATCTTCAATCACTTCTCTACGATGAGAAGCTGTCAATTGCATAAACGGAACAAAGTTACTACTACCCAGAATTACAATCTGTGTAAAAGATTTGTAATTCATCTTCAATACATTCTGTTCTAACCACTTCTGTTGATCATTAGCATTAGAAAATTGATCCATCACAGAACCATTTCTATGAATCTCAAAGATGTTTGGTTTTATTCCTCGAACTACCTTCCATCCAGTATCTCCTATAGAAAACTCTATCTCTACCCTACAATCCTTCTCATTAGTAGTATTAACTAACTGACCTTTATTAATTTTACGAAATGGTTTGCCAAATAAAGTAAACGTCAATGCATCCAGCACGGTACTCTTACCAGCACCATTAGTTCCAATAACTAACGTAGTATCTGTTTCATTTAAAATAATCTCAGTCGGATGATTTCCAGTAGATAAAAAATTCTTCCAACGAATTTTCTCAAAAATGATCATGTATAATTTGGTGGTATGACAATATCATCAGGCGTGATCACAACATATTGATAATCATGAAATTCACAAACCTTTTTAACTAGATCACTTTCAACTTCAACAACCTTAAGTTTAGGATGTCTCCCATCAAGTTCCAATTGATATGAATATCTCTCAGCATCCTCTGACTCTTCAAACATAAAGATAGTCTCATTTCCCCCATCATCAATGATGGAATAAGCACCGCCAGTACTTTCTTCCTCTTCAGGGTCATGAACACTGAGTATATACACTATTCTACCACCTCACACGCTTCTTTGTAAACCTCTTGAACCACATTCTTAATTGATTGACTATCAATATCAGTTTCCGATTCATCAATATATCTAGTCAGAATGGAAAGAGTATCTTCTGATTCTGTAGCTTCAAATTGATCCTTCGAATACCAACCAGAAAAATCAACACTCTCAATAATTTTCAAATCAGCTACATTTGAAGAGAATAATTTATCGATAAACTTTTCAAATTTCTTCTGATCGGATTTTTTACGAACAATAAGTTTTACAATTTTATTTTCATACTCTCTAGTATCAAAAGTTTGATAATTGGTATCTTCATAATAAATTTTATAAAAAATATTATAAGGATTATTGATAGCAGTATACTCTAAAGTTTCCGTATCAAAAACATGAAATCCTCTTGTATCTCCATAATCATTCCAATAAATTTCATATGGATTTCCTAAGTAATTAATATTACCTTCTATACTCCTAGTATGATAATGTCCAGATAATACCTTTTTAAAATTTTTATATACATTCTTATCAGCACCATGTTCCATTATACAATGGAGATTGGCAGCAAAACCTTTAAGTTCAAGATGTCCCATAGCAACTGAACACTTTGATTTTGTTATTTTCTTATATGTACTTTCTTCGTTTTCAGAATTAATCCATGGAATAAATGCTATATCCAAACCACCGATATTTAATTCCTCATATTCACTGACAACATGAATATTATCGTACTCTCGTAATAATAATTCGCAAGTATTAACTCTGTTAGTATTCTTATAATAGGCGGTGTGATTACCGACAAGACATGTAAGATTAATCCCCCTATCGCGTAGTAGTTGGAAATAGTTGTCTTTAGCCCACCTGAGTGCAGAATAATTAATGCCTGTCCTGTTATCAAAAGTATCACCCATATCAATGCAAACGGAGATATTATTATCATCCAGATACGGGAAAAAAACTTCATCATAGAACTTCTGAAAGAAGTCATGAAATAATTTAGAATTTTTACGGGCGCCAAAATGTTGATCGCTTATAATGGCGATTTTCATCAGCGACTCATCTTCGATCGAACATTGTCCTTAATTGAATTGTACTCTGATCTCTCATTACTTGTCAACTCCCCATCAGATACAAATACTTGTTCGAATCCCGTCTTTTCAATAATCTTCTCTTTAATCTCCAATTGTTTCTTTTCTTTCTGAATTCGTCTCAAGAAAGCATAATGAACAATTTGAGTAAAATAAGCAAATGGATTCTGAGATTTCTCTGGATTAAAATTGTTTATATATTGAACACAATTCTCAATACCATCACAAATCATATCATCCTTGAACATATAGTTCACAAAATTTGGTTTATAGGATAAATGAGTTGCGATCTTTAAAAAACATTCCCCAATATAATTAGTAATCCTAGGTCTACCTATCCCCTTGGCATCAGCAATAGCGACCTGATCTTTATAATCTATAATAGCAATCAAGAACTGCTTATTATTAACATAATGTTCTGACTTTTTTCTACGAGCAGCCATATAATGCCTTCAAGATAAAGTAATCCTATCAAATAAATCGATTCTTGACAAGTCTATGTAACTTGACAGGTCTATGTAAACTCTGTATAATAACCTTTGTGGAGGTGCAAGGGAATTAAGCTTAAGCTTCTTCATTACTACTATTAGTCTTTTCATTTAACTTAAACATCTTTTCTAGATGACTTCTAGCTTCCTTTACAGAAGATATATATCCCATATCTCTAGACATTTTAGCATCTTTATGTCTCTTTCTATGAAGAGTTTTCATATGATGGGTTCTAACGAAGTTTTCATATAGTTCAATACATTCTTCATCTTTTGATTCGGATATAGTTATAACTTTATCCATAGTAACCATGAATAGATCTTCTCTACCAAATTTCATCCATGGTTCCAATCTGAATCCTATTGCTAAGTCAGTATTTGGTGCTTTAACAGTTGCTAGTATTACAGGGTTTGAAAGTAATAGAAGAGTACGTGTTTCCTCTTCACTTACGGATACTTTAGCGAATAGTTCTTCTCCGGTTATTAGTTTTATATGTGAATAAAAATCTTCTTCAATCATTTCCTTAAATTTACAGTGATTATGTCATAATTAAAATTCTCTTGATTATAAATTTTAATTCTTTCTATTAGATGGTTCAATGTATAATTCTTTTTCGACTTATACGTGATATCATCACCTATGTCATAAAGAGTGGCTTCTTTTTTGTTGTTTCCTTTTCTGAGAACACGCCCGATGGATTGTAGGTTTCGGATTCGGGATTTGGAGGGGGAAGCAAACACAACATTATGAAGATTGCGAATATTAATACCCGTTGAAAAAGTCCCGTAAGATGCGACAATAATTGCGTTGAATTCATTTTCAGTTATAGACCGAACTTCTTCCCGTTCTTGGGCACCAATGCCACCATGCACAAAAAATGATTTTCTATCGGTGGCTTTACGGCTATTTATTAAATTGTAAATTGGTTCCCCATGTGTAGAAACACGACTATAAAGAACCAATGTATTACCAATTAAATCTAAAGTTAAGTTTGTAATAAAGTTATTTCTCTTCTCATGTGTGATAAGATATTGAACTTCATCTTCATATGTTTCAAGTTTTTGTGGATTGTGTTTTAAAACAATACATCTTATATCCAATTTTGAAAGGTATCCTTTCTCTTGAAGTTCTGTGGTTCTAATGATCTTATATGCTGGTCCAAACAGTCCCTCTAAGACCCACTTGTGGGTCTGTGTGCCGTCTAAAGTTCCAGTGAATCCAAATCTATGTTTCGCATGATGCAACTTAGTCATGATCTGTATTAAAGATTTTGACTTGAATAGATGTGCTTCATCTCCAACTACAACCTCATATTTCTCAAACCACTTCCGAGAAAGTTTATAGATAGATTGCCACGTGGTTATAGTAATTGGACGATCATCATCCTTCTCGCGGCCTGCATAAATCCGGTGACAATACTTTTCCGCGTCCCAACCATACTCTTCAAAATCCTTGTGCATCTGTTCTACTAGAGATGTCGTGGGAACAACTACAAGAATTTTTTTGTCTTGGGCTACATAATATCTGGCTAGAGAATAAATCATCAAAGATTTGCCAGAAGCAGTCGGTGATATCAGTAGCCTTCTATTATGTCTTAGTGCATCGTATACTCCCTCAATTTGGTATTCACGTGGATTATGACGGGATATAGATTTCATATAATCTTTAACCCCTTCTTTTGAAATACTTTCATTTACTTCAAAAGGAGATCCGAAATATTTGTTATCTAAAAACTTATACTCATATCCATATTGTTTACAAAATTGAGCAACTTTGTCAAGCAATCCAACATAGATTTCTCCTGTAGCAGTAGAGAATAATCGTATCTTGCCATCCCAATACTTATTCCTATACTGAGGCATAAACTTAGCCCCAGGCACTTCAAAAGTGAAGTGATCAGATAATTCTTGATATATGTGAGGTTCTGCCTGTATTCTTAGAAAGACTTCATTCTTTTTTTCAATCTTAAGATCAACCATATCCACTAATAAATTTCTGCCACTCGATAGCATTCTTAACCTGATATGTCCTGTTAGATATCTGTTTAAGAATACTCTCAATATAATTTATCATAGTTTCATAATACTCTATTTTCAGAGATATCTCTGACAATTTCTCATCAGCGTCAAGATATTTCTGCATAGTATCTTTATCCCTTATCTTTTTAGGAAAGGGATCTTTTACATACACTTCTGGATTTGCTTTACCAGAAAAGTATTCATATCTTTCATGTCTAATATTTTTTCTTTGTTGTTCTGCTTTCTTCTTCAACAACAAGATATTATTAAACATTTCATGATATTTAGCATGTAACGAAGGAATTTTTAATGATTCATCGTGGAGATTGTCTTTATCTATTAAAGAATCTTTCTCCCACATAGATTGAATCGTTTCAAGATTCATACAAAGGTTGGCCATACACATCAACTATTTCATAAAGAGTAAATTTAAATGTCACTTGAGCGGTGAAATATGCGGTATCATCATCAGTAGCATCAAAATCCATACCAGTCATGGAAATTGGAAATAGATCATTAAATTTCACCATAAACTTAGCGTTTTGGGAACTATTCAAAATAGAAAGAGTTCCATCAGAAGTATTATAATCAGGATTGTCTGTCTCCTGATCTTCAAATTTCATTGCTCCAGAAGTAAGTTTTAATGCTTCTGCAACAGACTCTGGATAACCAAGTCCTCTCATCCATTTTTGAATCTCCATGAGATTCTCTAGATTTTCATCGATTAAAAATCTCAATGTAAAATCTTCAAAATTTAAACGATCACCAGGTCTGGGAATATCATTTAGATATGTTGGTTGGACTGCAACAGGAAGACTTAATCCAGGAACATTACAACTATTAGAAAAGAAATCTACCTTTGGGCATTTAGCTAGATTGAACTTAAAACTGGTGGCAGATAAAAAATTTCTATTTGCAATCTGTTTATTATATGGACTTCTGGCCATGTTATAAATGTGGATCCATCAATTGTATTTATAACCACTTAATGATCTTCTACTCTCCTCCGCCCCCGTTACCATTTCCACCGTTGCCGTTACCACCATTACCGTTCCCATGGCTACCATTACCGTTCCCATTACCATTAGAGCCATTCTTTGAATCATCATCATGTTCTAAATAACCTCCTCTACCAATATGATATCCTTGGGGAATTTTCTTACACTTTTTATCTTGATAACAATAATAAGATCCGGCAGGACAGGTCTTATGCATGTGACCTTCCATGAATTGTTTATATGTTTTCATTATTGAACGCAGGTCTCCTGATGTATTTAGACCTCCCTAGACATTTGTTCTTCTAATTTTGCTTTAGCGGCTTTAATTCCAGCAAGTCTTTCTTCTAGAGATTCTTCAAAGAAATTATACATCTTTAGTTTCTTCTCACGGCGTTCCTCTAGGGTCATTTTAGAGAATTTGCAAAACATTGTTCTTAGTAAATCTTTACATAATTATGTATAAAAAAAGACCCCTCGAAGGGGTCTTTGTGAAAAAGGAAATATATCCTTTCTTTCTACATGAGGTTAGAAACCTTAACGCGACGATAGTAACGGTTAGAGTTAACACGTAGGCGTCCCAGTCCTTGTTGAGTACCTTCAGCAAATGGGTTAGCGACAAGACCGTAACGAGTCTTAAAGCCAATTTTTGGCTGGAAGGTGTTCTCTCCGACTGCACGTACCATCTGGAGGGGCACATATGGGCAGTAGAATAGACCTGCGTCATATGGGGAACCACCTTTATAACCACAAACGTAGTACTGATCAGCAGCAACGTTAGCAGCATATGGGTCGATGTATACGCGATACTTACCGTTAAGAGTACCAGCAAATGTGTTGCCAGTATCATCAACGTTGAGATTAGCGTTGAGGGCAGGTGTATAATCGAGTACACCAGCCATTGTTAGGGCACTTGCAACGTCTGCAGAGCAGAGGATGATGTTACCCTTTCCGCGACGAGTCCTTTGTGCGATTGCGTTAGCGTCGCGCTCGATTTGGAAAATAAGACCTTTGAACTTCTCAACTGACCAACGACCGTTGCTATCGATGTCTAGGTCGAAAGTACCAGCAGTTGAAGTGTTGACTGTAGCACCTTGCTCAGCAACCTTGTATACAGTACGGATAACTTCGCGGTTAATTTCTGCGAGGATCTCAGTACTAAGGATGTTAGCAAGTTCTGCTTCTGCGTTTAGACCGTGGATGGCCTTAAGGTCTTGAGCAAGCTCTAGTGAGTACTCAGCCTTCAGGGCGCGAGACTTGGCAGTAACGGTTACCTTTTCAATCGAGAATGCCATCTCGTTGAAATGATCGCCAGTACCGGAACCAAGGTTCTCAGAGTCACCTGTGACCATGCCTTGACCAACGTCATAGGCAGTAGATGTAGCAGTACCAACTGGGTTCAGGACTGATGGGTTAGTACCAGACTGTGAAGTCGTACCCAAACCAGCAGCAACATCGCTGAATCCAGCGGTTTCATTGAGGCCGTCATCCTGTCCAGAGAATGCAGTATCGGCTTCGTTGAATAGTGCCTCGGTTCCACTCTGTGAAGTGTAACGAGAGCGCATTGCAAAGATGAGTCCCGTAGGACCATTCATTGGTTGTACACCAGCAAGGTCATAAGCGACCAAGTTGGGCATGGAGCGTCTGATCAATGAGATCAGAACCGGGTCGAAACCAGCGGTAGGACCAGCAGCTGTTGAGTCAGCACCGAAACCACCCGAACCACCAGCAGCATTACCTGCATTGGTTGGGACGGCTTCCATTAAGTTGGTGCCTTGTGCAAAAGCTTGCTCCTCACGCAGGAATTTCTCCTGGTTTTCTAACAGGACAGCGGTTACAGCCCGACGATGGTTATCCTTGATAGGATCCAAACCTTCATGGTCTAGAAGGGGCTTCCACTTTGCCTGCAGATGTTCTGATTGGAACATGTGCGTTTACCTAATAAGTGTTTACGTTTGAAATTTACTTATTCACCTGTAGTGATAAGGCTTTAATGTAAGCGGACATAGAATCTGAAGAAGATTCAATGATTTCACTTTCATTAAGGGTCTTAGCCTCAGGAGAACTTTGTGTTACTGGCTTCTTGGAGAAATATGATTCCTTCAAGGTTTCCAGTTTTCCACGATAGTTTTCTTCACTTTCAAACTCAACACCTTCAGCAAGAGAAGCGAGCTTATCTTTCTGGGAGACTGCAAGTCCCTCAGCGACTTCACTTAAAATTCCATCAGCAGTTGACTCAGCCAATCTCTTGTTGAGAGAGATGTTCTTGTCGATTTGCTCGTTGAGTTTAGACTCCATTTCATCTAGTTTTTCTACCATACTCTCAAGTACATCATATTTGTCGTCAGGGATTGATACATAATGTTCTTCAAAAAGACTCTTCATTCCACCTAGGAATGATTCTGTTAGTTCAGTCTTAAGACCTTGTTCAACTGAAAGAGCATTTTCGTCTAACCATTCCTGAGAAACATACTCTAGATAAGAGTCGGTTCTTTCAGAAAGTTCCTGCTTGCAAACAGCAATTTGTTCGTTAAGTTCCTCATGGAATTGCTCTTCGAGTTTAACCTCGATTTCTTGAGACTTAGATGTAAGAGCTGCTTCAAAGATTGTTTTTGCTTTCTCTTTGAATTCTTCTGATAGCTCTTCACCTGCGAATAGTGCTTCAACGTCTTCCTCAACATTGAGGTTCTTTTCTACGGGAGCGTCGTCTGTGTGATTTTCAGTAGGGATTTTAACCTCTATCTGGTAATCTGCTTCTACTCCGTCTTCTGTAGTTGGAGTTTCTGAGATTACTTCCTCATCATTGGAAAGTTCTTTTTCCATAGCTTCTGCGGCTTTTGCGCCTTTGTTTACGACGTCTTTTACCTGTTTGATAGTTCGTCCAGGTGTTTTTAAAGCAGCTGAATTATCATCTGGCTTGTAGTTATCTGGAGTGGGACCTCCAAGATCTTCTACGTTTGCGAGTTGGGTTCCTGGGTCGGCCAACTTTTGCATTGGCTCGCCTGGTTTCGCATTAGCATTTACAGCCGTTTTAGACTGGGTGGTGCTGGCTTCCATTTCTTGTAAATCTCCACGCGACATTGAAGTAACTCCGATTAACCTTGATTTAATCTATATTTATTTATAATTTAAAGATTTGTGAGGAAATCATTAAACAAGTTTAACTTGTTTTCCTCTAACCTTTTTTGATCAACTAAAGTGTTGATCTGTTTGTAAGTTTTCTCTGCTAAACGTTCACGGATAACACCATTATCCCATACCCAATCCTTGCCTTCCATGATGCCTTCTACAAAAGCATCAGGTGCAGACGGATCTGCAACAATATCCGCAGCAGTAGCTAACATGAAGTCATCACTGACTACATTGTATCCTTCTCTTGATGGTTTAAGAGTTCCTATTCCACGAGAAGATACGCCTAATTTTACTCCTTCGCTGATAAGATTAGTAGCAATCTTACCCATTGGTGTATTCAAAATCTTTGCTTTACCAACAAAATTTTGACCGTTTTCTTTTAAAGAAGTAATTTTATGTGAAACCCTATCAAGGTTCACAGTTGGACCATCAGGATGTCCAAGTTCACCTAAAGCACGGCCGGAATTGACAAAGCTTTCATTATAACGATTAACTTCTTTGCGAAGAGTCTCCATGGGATACATTCTCCCATTCCTATTCGCAATATTTCCTTGCAGGAAAACGCCCTCGATATAAAGGGATTTTTTACCGCCACGATCTTCGACGATAAATTCTACCTGTTCAATTTCTTCCGTAATAAGTTTCATTAGGCATCTCCGCTAACTTGAACTTGAACTAAATGAATTTCACTTCCAGTTCCAGAGCCTTTAGCACTAAGTTTAAGTGAATTCCTCATTTCAGCACCATTGAATGTTGCTGTTGAAGCAGTAGCAATAGTAGATGTTCTACTATCTTTTGTTATTACTGCTCGTGTTGAATAATACCCAGAAACATCAGCAGATGTTTCAACACTTGCTACACTAACATGTGTACCATTTAAAGTTGTTGGTGTTAATCCAGTAATGGTAACCGTGTCACCAGCATTGAATGGACATCCAGTACCTTCTGGAAAATGATACGTAGTTGTAGACCCTGTTGTAATACCAATAACTGGTATCGACTTAGGGGTAAGACCAAGAGTTGTACTGGTATCTGCAAGAAGAACGTAATCAGTTGAATCTGCAGTAGGAGCGGTTCCAAGTACAATATTAACATCAACAGATCCTTTTGAAGTAACTCGCAGTGTATCGGATTTCACCGAAAAAGCAGCACTAGCAGCAGTACCATTGGCACTGGTAAAATGTGTTCCGGTTCCAGCAATTGGATTGTGAGACATTACTCCTCCTCAGTCGTTTCTTCTGGTTCACTGTCAATAACCTCAGTTTCAGCAGAGGTCTCTGTTTCTATGTCAGCAAATACACTATTAGCAACACTAGGTTTTAAATTTGCAACATGTTCTGCAGATTTCACGTATAACAAATCCTTAATCCTATCACTAATTTGTGCAGGAGATTCATCTTTCACAATTAAATTCATTAACTCATCCATCTTTTACAACATAAAACAGTAATCTTAGATTATTTATAATATATATTAGCTAACGATAACTTGATCTTGCGGAACTGTTCCTAATGCCCCAGTAGGTTCTTGTTCGGGAGCAGTAGGATCAACTTGAAGTAAAGCTGGATCTGGTATAATACCATTAGCAATTTCAACTTCAATTTGTTCATCAATTTCCATCATTTCTTCCTCAGTTTGATTGAGAATTTTTCTCCTTACATACTCAGCAGAGTAATATCTACCAACATAAGGATCAATAGTTGCAGCTAAACCAAGTCTTTCATTCATTAACTCAGCATTCTTCAATTCTGAGAAATGATTGTCATATAGGAAATCATACTGAATATGCTCACTCATAGTCTCCCAGTCTTCTGGGGTAACTACATTCTTCAATAATAGCTGAGTTTTCAGCATATCATTGAATAAATTAGAGAATCTCTTACGTAAACGACCTACAAACTTAGTGAATTTTAACTCATCTCTTAGTATTTCTGAGGATCTTCCCATATTAAAACCACCGTCTCCAGCGATTCTTGATTGGGGAACATTCAAAGACTTATAAAGTTTTTCCTGGAAATACTTAATATCAGCAAGTTCACCAAGATTTTGTCCACCAGGTAATGTAGAAATCTCAGTACCTCTACCGCCTTCTCTTCTAGGTAACCAGAAGTCTTCCATCATGGACATGAACTTCTTGTCATCCCGAATTTCACCTGTAGATGCATCATAGACTAACTTATTACGATATCTTTGCATCACATCACGCAAATATTGTTCTGCTTTAACTTTTGGTAGATTACCAACATCAATATAGAAAATTCTACGTTCAGGAGCACGTGACAATCTATAAATCACAAGACTATCTTCAATCATCCTAAGTTGATTGAGAGACTTAATAGCCTTATGCATGTAGGAAAGAACAGTCTGTTTATTCCTATCAACTAATCCAGAATAACAATAAGCAACTGCATCTTTTGCTAATTTAATTCCACCCTTATTGGCACCATAATTTCCTATACCATATCTGGTTTGTGGATTGAAAAGAAAATATTCTTCAATCTCTGTTGGGTCAAACTTTACTTCATCCTCAGATTTATCTTGGGGAAGTATCTTGTCGGTATCTTTCTTTTTCTCTTGTCTAATAAACCTTATTTTTCCTGCATCCATATAACGGAGTTCTTGGATGCCATCCTGTGGTTTCTTTAAATCAATAATTTTGTGATAAAATATCCTTCCATCTACGTACCAATTTCTAAAAATTTCATGGCATTTTTTATCAAAATCCAATAAGTCTAAGATATATTTGAATTCATCTCTGACAATCTTTTTCATTGAATCACTTGCATTCAGATTATCAAGATCAATCTGAACTGGATGATCATTTGAATCCGAAACAATTGCTTCGTTTACAACATCTTCAATAGCATTATCGCATTCGGGATGTAAAGACATCTCCCGATATCTTTTGATTAGATCGAATTCTGTCTTATAGACACCTTCGATATCAACATATTGTCCGAAAAATCCACTAGATAGAAAATAATCAACCCCGTCCTCCGAATTAGGAGGCACGGGGGACGTTGCAGACTTGGGAAGTCTTTGATTATCTTCTATCGAAAACCCAAATAGTTTTGCCATTTTATAAAATAGACTGCTTATCCTAGTCTATTTATCAGACTACGGCTCCACCATTTCCGATTGCGGTCCAGTACTGAACTTGAAGTTCTACTGTGAATTCCTCAATGGTATCGGTTGATTCATAAGAAACATCAATCTGAGAAACATTTGTTGGGAAAACACCTTCAAATGCATATGACCTTAAGATAGGAATATTAGATGCAGAAGCATTGTTCTTACCTTGAGTATCAGATCTGCCTAGTTGATGGACTTTTGCAACCTGTTGATATTCAACAGGATTAACATTACCAGCGTTATCACTAACTTTGTTAATGAGGTTCATCCATCGTTCGAATGCGCCACGTAGAACAAAGTCGGTATCGTTGATAATGGTAACAGTCCATGTATCGAAGGTACGATCGCCAGCAACCTTCAGAATACGACCTCTGAAGGGAACATCGACTGGTGCAATGTTTGAAGCGGGTAAAGCGGCTGCCTTACATAGGAATCTTCCTTGATCAGCGAGCAACTTATCAGTTGCTCCGCTGGGAATAGCGTCTTCTGGCCACTCTAGTTCAACTTCGAATAGATTGGCCCTTACGCCACCACCATCGAGCCTAGAACGAAAATCAAAGATCGTTCTATTATTGGTGGGAATTGGTTGTACTGCCATTGGTTTTGGTCTCCTTGATTTTATTTAGATATGATCAAACCCTACCAGCAACTTCCTCAAAACTAACTCCAGTGCGTGTAGCAACGAAGGTTAGTGAGACGAAGTTAATGGACTTGGCAGGCTTCAAGAAGATGTCTGCCCTAAACTCATTATTATCGATGACGTCTGGTGTGTTATTTGTTTCGTCACAAATAACCAAGAAGTCGTAGAGACCTCTCTTAGATTGTACGTCACGTAGATAAGGTTCTACGATGTTAACGAAGTTAGCACGAGTAATCTCGTCGTTGAATTCAAATAGCTGTGACTTGGCAGCATTTTCCAAAGATTGTTCAATTGTAAGGAACAACCTTCTAACATTGATTCTATCGAATGCAGAAGAATAACCAAGTGCAGTCTTATCACCGAATAGGAGAATTCCTTGACCTTTCTGGAATATAACTGGGTTAACTCTTGCCTTATACAGTTGATCCCTCTCAGCTTGAGTAGGATTGTATGCAAGTTTAACTGCATTATTAATAATACCGCGTTGCTGACCTGCAGGTGAGTACCAAGGATAGAAATTAACATTGGTCCTAACCATTAATCCAGCAATATCACCATTGGTTGGGATATAACGGAATTCATTATTAAACCTATCATAGGTATACTTGTAACCACTATCAAATATTCCGTAGGAAGATGAGGATAGTGAATTAAAGAATCCAAGAGTGTTATTTGTTTGTGTTGTACTATCAGTTACACCAACAATATTCACCCTATGGTTACCGATACAAGCAACACAGTCCTTTCTTTCTCCGGCAATTGCAAGAAGTCTAGCAGCCTTAGCCTTAGATTCTCCTTCGTCGGTTAATCCTGGACCCATGATTAGGTAATCTACTTCTTCTTCATCTTTGTTCTTGAAGTAGTTGTATCCAGTAATAAGATTACCTAGAGTTGCGGTCATACCGTTAGTGGCACTGTAATCAACACCTCCACCGATGGTATATGTCTTATTACCAATATTGTTAAAGGTATTACCTTGTGCTTTCCTGCCCCAGGAACCATTTGAAATGGTTACCTTGGTCCATGAAGTAGAGAATCCAGAAACTTGTGGTTCTACAGCCCAAATAGTATTACCTACACTGGATGGTTCTTTTCCAGCCCAAACATAATTAGAGAAATCTGCAACATAATTCTTATAGTAGATCTTCAAAGGAGCATTTGCAGAAGATTGTGCATCAAGTGCCTTGGATAGTGAGATATGCTTCTCAAGGATATTACCCTTGATGCCAGTTACATCTCCATTATCATCAACAATTACAACGTGAAGTGCATCGTTCTTACCTTGTCTATCGGTAACGAAAGAGTTATCTGTTGGTTTCGAAGCAATCGAATTCCAATATACAGTACCATTAGCCAACCCAAGGGTTTGCTGATCGTACCAATCTAAAGCACTAGCAGCTGTCCTAGCAATTACGGAATCTGCACCCGTTTGATTTGCTCCAGAATTATTTACTAAGTAGATAGTTCCCGACTTAGCATACGAATAAGTTCCACCCTTTTCATAAGATACCGCCGTTTCCGTACCAGCATAAGATACCCTAGATGTAACTCGTACATTAATTGAACTATTACTATTTGATGCATCCGTTGTAACACCAGTGATAATACCTTTTAGATATCCACTGAATGTTTCTACAGTACCATCTGTATTTGGCAGAGAAACTGCTGCAAGAGCAGTCGTAACACCATAACCAATCGTAGCACCACATCCAGCAAGACTGGTTGTAGCAATACCAATGATTTGGTCTGCAGCATTGTCAACCACACAGACTTTTAATCCATCTGACCAGGATCCTGGGTTCTTTCCAGCCCAGAACCAGGTACTATCTGTTTGATGGTTGTCAACGTAATCTTCATAATTTAGAACTTGTAAACTTGTTGTATTGGTTACAGCGACACCAGCATTCGCATTACTGAGTTCGGTGTCTCCAGCCCTAACAACTTTAATAATACCGCCATAGCTTAAAAATGCGCTTGCGGTCATCCAGTACTCATACTGGGCATCGGTGCTAACTGGTTTACCAAAAGTATCAATGAGATCTTGCTCATTTTGAACTAAGATTGGTTCATTAACTGGACCCTGTGTAAAAGGGCCTGCAATAGCGCCAATATTGTCAAGGACATTTTCGGCTCTTCCTACAGTTAAATCAACCTCCCTGGTAAGTACACCTGGAGAAAGTAACGCTACCGCCATTGTAGTCTCCTCTGAGATTTATTTCCTAAAGATATTTAGAATTTATGACTTTTTCGTTGGGGAAACAATACATGAACAACTACCAGTCTGGATATATCCAATCACTAAATGTTCTACGTTCTTTTCTAGTTTTTACAATTCTTTTTATGGTACACATCTTACATTCATACGAATAAGCAGAAGGATAATTCTTTCTATCTTTACGTGTTAAATAAAATCCATCAATCAGATCCTTTATTTCTCCACAAACTCTACATTTCCTTTCTGTAAGTAAATGTTCTAAATCAAATTGATCTTCTAAATTCATCTAGTAATACTCCCACATATAAGATCTATCACCATATTCATCTACTGTCCATCTATCTCCATCTGCATCTACAAATGATTTATCTTCATTCAACCCATCAGATACAAATCCAAATGGTGCCATATCTTGTTCTATAGCATTTTTCTGTTCATCATATAATCTCTTTCTTACATCTTGATCTGTCAATTCCTTAAAATAGTCTTGACATACTAACCAAGCATATATGACCAGACACATTGCAAGGTCATCATTACAACCTTCTTCTGCCTCAAAAGAATTACTCTTAGATATAAAAGTAGTTAATTCTGAAATACAGTCATAATCAGTAAATAACAACTTATCAGACTCAATCATAGTCTTGAGATTCAATGATCCAACCTTTTTAACAGTTTTGGACATCTTAACTCCTAGTTGAGTCTTCTTACCAGAAAACCCTTGTCCAATAACTTGTCCAGCACGTCCTCTCATTGAAGACATCAAAAGATTAGAATATTCGAGATCATAATTTAAAATAGACGCAACTTGATCTCCAATATCATTTACTTCACATAAAATGAATGCATTATTATATGCTTTACATGTTTCCCATATAATGTTAGGGAATAACATTGGTTTAATATCATTTTTTCTATACTTACAAACCAGTCTATGAGGAAAAGTAGTAATATCAATAACTACAAAAGCAGAATAATCTTCTCCAACACCACGAGCAACGTCTACTGTACAAAGATAATCATGATCAGCTTCTGGTTCAACATAAACATCTATACCATTCCCACTCTTTAGGGGAGAATCATATACTAAAGATCTTAATTTTGATGGAGATATAAGAGTATCAACAGATCCTAAGAATTCACATTCAAACTCAACTTTAAACTGCTGTTCTGAAGTGTTTGCAATGGTTTGTCTTCTCCATTCATCATCCCTACCAGGAACTTCAGACCAATGAACTTCAGTAGTCTGATACTCATTCCTATCTTCTTCTGCATCATGCCACATGCGATAAAAATGATTCATACCCTTAGGGGTAGAAACAATTATAATCTTGGTTGATTTACCAGATGAAATTGTAGGATAAACTGAACTGAAGAAATCCTCCGCAATATGATTAGGAACGAATGCAAATTCGTCTAAGAATATGATGTTAAAAGTCATACCCCGAACTGCAGCAGCAGATGTAGATGCTGCCATAATCTTAGAACCGTTCTCCAGTTCTAAACTACCTTTGTTCCATACAAGAATACCCTGTTGCATCCACTTAGGTAAATTCTCATATGCAGTCTGCAATCTTGCTAACAAGTCTCTTGCAGTTGATGCCTTGTTTGCGAGAATACCAATATTAACATTGTCATTAAACAAAGCATAATGAAGTAGATATGATACAGACGTAGTAGACTTACCAGTCTGACGAGGCATCATGCAAATATTAAATCTATTTGCGTGAAACTTTTTAATTAACTTTTCTTGGAATGGCCACATATCAAAAGGCACAAGACCTTCATCAACGTTTACAATCTTAATAAATTTTCTAGCGAAATATACGGGATCATCTTTGCACTTGATGAATTCCTTAATCTGTTCTTCGTGAAATTCAATTGGCGTATTCGCTTTCTTTAAAAGCGGATTACCAAGATATACATCAGGCATAATAAAACTCCTACGTCATTTCATATTTACCAAAATTTAGATGTCCCTTTGGCTCTTTTAGTAGTTTCTTATTGTGTTCTATGGTCATATCATATAGTTTTTTTAAATTATCTGCGGTTTCTTTTAACTTCTGAATCTCTCTATCTACCTCCCCTTTGGTATGACTGGTTGAGATGGTCATTAGTCTGGCCCTTTGATTGTTTTTCTTCCGGCATCTGGATCAAAGGCATGTTCGGATTTAAATGCGAAACGGTTCTATTATAGAGAATAGCTCCTGGATATACTTTGCGTACGGCATCAAGTACATCTTTTTTTGTTGGCATTCTTGTTTGAGGGAAAAACATTTGGCTTACATATGTTTTTGATCTCCAACCAAATACAACTGTTAGGATTTGCCCAGTCTTTGATTGAAGCCTATGTAATTCGTTAAGATCTACCTTTTTGTTTTTCTCTTCTTTAAATTGTTTTAAGAGTTTCTGTACCCACTTGGTTTTATCGGACATATTGCATGACAGAGACAGATACCTACTTATATTTATATTTTCTTATTATTGTCGGTTTGTTGTTTCAATAATTTCGATAATTCACTAGTGGACCCAACAAAAAGTGCATTAGTAACATTCGTTGGACCAGATTTGTCTTCATCCAAATCTTTCATTTTCTTATGCAAATCAGCAAGTTTATCCGTTGTGTCTGAGACGCTTTTAAGGATTTGACCTACTACTTCATAAGCTCTTGGAGAATCAGTTTCTTGAGCTAACTCTAAAACACCGTTTAATGCTTCTTGTCCCTTTTCAATTAACGAATATAAATTACCCCTAGTATAATCATAGTCCTTACCTATATCAATACCAGAAGATTTTATTTCATCAACTGTTTTTTTAAATTTAGTAACTTCGGCTTCAATAATAGGTCCAGTAGTACTGGGAAGATTAAATTCACTATTTAAAGCATTATATTTTTCTTTCATAATTAAACGTCTTCATTTTGAGATGGACTATACTGTTTGAAGTCTTGGAAGAATGAAGTGGTTTCATTGAATCCAAAATCATCACCCATTTCGATCAAATCATCATCAGCAGATGTGATAAGATTTACGGGTTGACCAGCAACATGTTCTGCAACAGCTGTCTGATCTTGACCTCTCTTGACTTTAAGTGTATTACCAGTCTTAGATCTGACATATAGTTCCTCATCATTTATATTAATATAAGTTTCTTTACTGATACCACTAGCACTAACAACCTTAATGGTAGTATCCTCAAGACCTACATTCTCGGAGAGAGTAGTAACAGCGTCATCGTTATAATCTGTTGTTGCCCTTGGAGTAACAGCATATCTCATCTCCCTTCTTGGATTCTTCGTATCCATATTGGTCATATAATCAATAGTAGACCTCTTGATAATACCACTGGAATCTGTAGGAATTGGTCCAAACAAATAAGTCTGAGCAGTAAAAGCTAAAGTATAAACAATAACTCTTCTACTAGAATAATCACCTTCATAATCATCTTGCATTGAAATATTATCTAAGATAACTGGAATATCTCTTTTTTCTCCAATTTCTTTAATTAAATTAACTGTTAAAGTAAAATGTGGTTGGAAATATGGTACAACCTGTTCTACAAGTTGAAGTGCATCTTCATTTGTTTTTGCCATAAGTGACAACTCAAATTTCACATCATATGGAACAGGCATATAAACTTTTCTAGTAGCAGTTTTTTCGCCTATAGGTACAGTTTTAAATGATTGAGTTGTTGAAGTCTTTCTTCTTGGAGCATACTCAATACCAGTCATCTCAAAAGATAACCTAGGTAAAGTAATCTGAACAGGTTTATTTAAATCTGCATCTTGTTGTTCAATACGTGCTAAAAATTTCTGTGTCGGTCCATAGGCCAAAGGAACCTTCATCCGGCTGATAGTCTTAGAATCGCCATCAACTTTCCGAATTTCTATTTTATTAAAGAGACTACCAAAACTAATAACAGTTTTTCTCAATATGGAGTGATAGAAATATTCAAACACTTTTTTAGATCTTTCTAATAGTACTATTTAACAGTTTAAACTTCACCGAAAGGATTGCGTTCAGTAAAGTCCAAAATGCCATCTGCCGATGTTTGTATTGGAATGTTCTCAGCAAATGTATCATCTTGATCCTGCTGTTCTGATTGTTGAGACTTCAGTATATAAACAGCACCAGATTCAGCTCCTGTTATAGTTTCCCCTTTACTAAAGATACCAGTAGCTATTCCCACTCTAAGAACACCAGATCCATCCCACCACTTCTTAACCAAAGCAGTGGCACCAGTTGTTCCACCAGTTACTTTTTCATTGTAAACATAAGTTCCACCTGTAGCCGTAGTTGGTCCAGTGAGTGTAATTGTTGGTGCAAGAGTATATCCAGCACCTGCATTAGTAACATATATTGCAGTAACAATACCAGAAGTACTCATTGTTGCAATACCTGTTGCAGTTACCGTAACTCCTGTTCCAAGAGGAGCAGAGAATGTAACTGTTGGAGTACCAGAATAATTAGTTCCACCATTAGTAACAGTAACAACCCCAACAGCACCAGTCGTAGCAATTCCAACTGTGGCAGCAACTCCTACCCCATAACCATCACCAGTATTGAATATGACCGCAGGAGCAGATGAATATCCAGTACCTGGATTTGTAATATAAATCGCATCTACAGAATTATCATCTAAAATTGCATATCCAGTTGCAGTTGTTCCAGATCCAGGAGCTGCAAATGTTACAGTAGGGGCAGTAATGAATCCATATCCCCCATCCAATAACGTAACATACTGGACACCACCATTTCTAACTGTAGTAATACCAGTAGCAGTAGTACCTGTAGAAGCTAGATTTAATCTTTCGGTATATCCAATTTCTATTATTTCATCATCAATTGCAGCAACTCCAGTGTCAACAACTTCATCTTCATAACGGAAGAGTTCACACTTAAGTTTATAAACGTAATTCTTTTTTAGTTGATAGAATGGATCTTCGTGTTCAACGAATTTGATCTCAAACAATCTATCACCTAATGGAAAATATATTAAATCTCCTTCTTTTGGTCTAGTGGAAAGTTTTATATTTGCCTCGTCTTTCATTAAGGGAGCGATATAAGTTTCAAATCTCTCTCTAGAAATAGTAAGAGTTAAATCATCTTCAATAGATAATCCAAACTTAGAGAATACATCTCCAGCTCCTTCATATCCAGCAAAAGTTTCAACATAAGCCTCTATAGGATAAGCATCATCAAATTTAGACTGAATAACTTCCTGTATTACAGTGTTTGTTGTCATATATTTACGAGGAATATAATAACATTCGACACCATAAATTTTAATCTGTTCATTTACTAGACTCTGAACAAGATTTTGCTCTGTTTTTGAGCCTTGTAGAAAATATGGGTTAAGTACCATAACTTTTTTAACCTATCAGATCGAATGGTGGAGTCTCATAAGTATTAGACATTTTCTCCATTATGGCGTCTAATTCCTTTTGTCCATCCTCATAAATCTCTCTACCATTAAGTTCTATTCCACCTGGAAGTTTAACGCCTTGAAATTTAATAAGATTTTGTCCCCATTGTTTCTTAAGAAGAGCAGTTACATATATTTTTAAGAATGAATCATTCCAAACCTTATAGAAATCATTAGGATCTAATGCCCTGTAACAATCAACAACCAAATAATCATCCACACTAGCTTCTGTCCAGTCCATATCAATATACAATCTATCTTGACGTTGGTTAAACCTAACCATTTTCAATGGATTTAGAAGCCAATCAATATCTTCCATTTTAGTTTTCACCATATCATAAGATAACAATTCAATGGAATCAAAATAATAGATATCATTCAAGAAAATTTGATATTTGATATTAAACAAACTAGATCCAATAGTAGAAGAACCACTAAGTCGGAAAAGTTTATTAATTCCTATAATTGAAGAAGGTATTTGAACATAATTAGCATTCTCATACCAAGAGAAATTAGTCGAAACTCCAACAATTGAAGAACTGGCTGTTTCTGTTGATATGCCCGTTCCACCCGAACCTTGTGCCCTACCTCTATCAATCATTTCTTGTGTGACTTGGATTTTCAAATAAGTTTGAATAACCCCATCAAAATGCCGTTCCTGAAAATACTGAACAGCATCATCAATAATATCATCGACTTGTTCATCAGCAACATTAATCTCCAAGACAGGAGCGCCAAGTTTTCTCTTAGCGTAATCTATTAGTTCTGATCTTGAAGTTGGTTGCGCCATTTTTAGTCTTTCCCTGTTATTATTTATTTTTTAATAATTCAGTTAGTAATGATTTAATTTCATCAATATCTGATTTTACTTCAGATAGATCCCTCTCCATCTGATGATTCTTCTCTTTCTCTTCATTTATCGTTTTAATACGACTAATGTAAGCATTGTAAGAAGTTGCATCAGTGTTAACAATTGCTTGGGTTTGATCATCTCGACACAATTCAGGACGACCCTCTACTTTAATATAACTCATATTATGCGAGAGCAATTGACCTAAAATCTTTAATCCTAGGTGGAGTAGCTTGATTAGTTGAAGTCATAATTATCTTAATATCAAAAGCAGTAAATGGTCTAAGATTACTTACATAGAATTCATGATCCCTAAATTCATCATTTTTAGTAGATGGAATAAGAGTATTTGAAGTTCCATTATTGTTGACAGGATTAACGGTAACACCATATGCGTCAACGTTGCCATATCCAGGGAATAACGTGTAAGTATTCTCAATATTAAAGTCATCCCCATCATAAGTTCTATAAAGAACTCTCACGTCAGATTGATCTGGCTTATTAATAGCCATTAGTGTTTTAATTGCAGTTGATGGATTCTCAAGAATAATCTTCTTAGAAACATAAATCGCAGAATGTGGATCACCAGATACTTTGTTAACAGAACCATCAGAAGCAAAGTTATTCACTGGATTGTTAACTCTATTTGATGTAAGAATCGCACTGATTCTATCAGTATCAATCATTGGCGAGATGTTAGGATCAAGAGTCTCAAGTTGTAATTGTATTGTCATTGATCTCTTGTCTGGAAGATTTCCATTCCAAGCATTCTCATTTACCCTAGATCCAACCAATCTAGGTGCTAATAGTGTATTTGGTTCTCCAAGAGTTATGCCAACATATCCTAGATCAGTGAAATCAACTTCCGTACCATCAATACTCTGACCAGAAATAGATCTCAATTTCGCCTTAAGAATAGTATCTTTTGGTACAACAGTTTGGATATTTGGAGTAATTGTTTCATATTGAATGTTTTGAGAAGCAGTAACATTCTTACCTCCAGTAACCCTACGCTCATTAAAGAACAACTCAGGCATCGTAGAAGCTGAAGTTCTATTAACTCCAGAAGTATTCATCCCAACATTAATTACATAATCATCAAGAGTTATTGGTCTAGTTGAAGTTGCAGCTGGACTATAGAGATAATGTGTTTTATTAATCCTCCGCAAAGATACTCCAGAAACTTCATACTTATAAATCTTCGATCCAGATGGATGAGAAGTTATCCTACTCGCATCAACACCTCTAGATGATATACCAGTTAATACGTTTCCAGTGACTCCAGTATAAGAAATAATTTCACCATCTATAGATGCATATCCTGGATTACTAGTAGCAACAGAAACATTTTCAAATGTCTTAAATTCTGTGGCATTGGTAACCGTAAGATTAGTTGTTGATACTTGAGTCATATCAACTAAAATATTCGTTGGTGCCTTATCTGATTGAACATTCTCAACAACAACATAATTTTTAGTAGAATGCATAGAATGATTTCTATGATTCACCTTAAATTGAGTTCCATTATGTAAGGTGTCTACAGTAAGACTAGCAACACTATTTCCAACAATAGTACTTCCAATACCAGCAGTAACTTCATAACTCAATGTTGATCCTGCACCAGTGGTAAATGTTCCTTGTACTTGATCAAGAACAAGACTTTCAAATGCACTTAGAATACCAACAGATATTCTAGATCCTTTACCAAGATTGTTATTTCCAATAGAGGCAATACCAACAACATCACCAACAGAATAATTAGTACCACCATCAGTTATGGTAACAGTACTAATACTACCAGCAACAACACCAATTGTCGCTTTAGCTCCTGATCCATCACCTGTAACCGTTGTTAATGCGATGCCAGTGTATGCGTAACTACCAGAACTTGGAGTATACCCAACTCCACTGTTTACGATACTCACACCGGATGTCCCACTAAGGACAGAACCATTAATTTCAGCAACTATTCCAGTAGCATCGGAATTTCCTTGAGAAATACTTGTTCCGGCTGAAATAATAGATGCATAAGAGGCAGAGAATGTAGAACCTAATCCTACAGTTGCCTTTTTAGAGAACGTCTCAATTGGATTATTTCTCAAATTAATAATTTGATCATTTCCAAGAGCAAGAACCGGACTTACAAAATCAACAAGTGCTGGTGTATTTGTAACAAATTCTGCCTTATATACAGTCATCTTAAGATCTTCTAATTGACTTGGAGTCCATGTAGAAGCATTCTGGGATTTAAATAATGATCCCAATAAAGGTTGTTGAGAAACAATTGTTTGATTTGTATTAGGTGATGATGCAGAATTAGTTAATGTTCCAGTTTGATCAGTTTCCCCCATTCTGGAAATCCAAACACCATACTTAGTGGAATTGGAAAGAAGAACAAATGCATATTCTTTATCTGGTTCCAAATAAACAGGTGAAGGGAATGTGAATGATGTAGGTATTGTAGCATCCTGAGAAATTTCAACATTACCTGGATCAAGTGTTACAGAACTAAATGGTAAGATAAGTTTTCCTGGAATTCCTTGATCCAGATTCCTGATCTCACATCTTACTGGAATGCCATTATCATCTTTATGTGCGAAGAATACATCAATATGAGTAAGAGTTACGCCATTTTCCTCTTCAACTATAAAGGATTGTGCTAAAGGATCACTTCCAGTATAACCACACTTCGCTTTCAAATAGTTAGTATCATATGCCTGGTGTGGATTAGATCTATGATATGAAGTATAACTTCTATATCCTGCTGCAGATGCCACCTGTTCAGCCATGGCTCTTGCATTACTGGTCCTAGAACCACCTTGATTGCGGCTCCTACCACTATAACTATACCTACCACCACTTCGACCCCGGCCACGACTACCGCTGCTTCCACGACCTCCAGCATAATTACTTAAGAATCCTCTATCATATGCATTATGTGATACTGCATTATGGAATGCGGTATAACTTCTATATCCATTTGCTGAAGCAACACTTACAGCAAGAGACCTGATATCACGGCGACCACTATTACTACGACCACGACCACCACCTCTACTTCTACGACCACGATTATAACTAGCACCTTGACAATTCTCAGCACCAGGTTGTTGTAGAAGGAAATTTAAATCATATGCACTATGTTGTACATCCCGATGATATGCAGTGTAACTACTATAACCAAGATGTTGAGCAACCGCTACCGCAATATTTCTACTAGAACATCCACTAGTATTTGGTTTTGGTTTAACTACAGTTGGTTGATCTATCTGTTCATATGTTGATTGAACATCGGTATCAAAAGTTCTAGCAAAATCATTAGTTTCTTCATAAGATTTTTGCGTTATTTCTGCATTTCTTATAAGATTCTGATACCTATCTTTATTATGAAGAGTTCCAGCAGCTTCAAAGTTTGTTGTTGCCTTAGATACCAAAGATGATGGTGGATTTAATCCATATGGATCACTAGTTACTACAAATGTTTTTATACCAGTAGTAAATGCTGGATTTCCTGTTCCAGTTGGAGTTGGTACAAACATTGTACCAGTAATTTGTCCATTTTCATCTGTGATTAATCTAATATCCTTGACTGTAGCCTCTGAACCACTACTAAGACCTTTTAAAGTCATACCAACTATCGCCTTACCATAAAAATCTGACATTCCAGCTTTGGAAAGTGATGCAGTATCAAGATTCAAGAAAGTACTTGTTGATGCATAAGTATCTGCAAGTTCTTGACTAGTATCATATGGATTCATCGCATAAGTTGTTGCTGGATCTAAGAAATTACCACTTTTATGATTTAACTTAGCTAATCTAAACCTAATTGCTTGATCTCCACCATTAGCACTTGGGTTAATAAGAGCTGTTGTTCCATCTCCGGCTACAAATCCTTCTACAGTTTCTCCTGGGAAGAAAGCTCCAGAAGTCATGGTTATTTCCAAAAGTTTTGGAGTACACCATCTGGTCATTTCCTTCTTATCGAAGAAAATATGCATAACTGTATTTGGTCTTAAACTCTTACCAATAAATTCAATATTTCTAGATCTCATATAAGAGATAATTTCAGTATTAATTAATATCTCATTTGTAATAACAGTATCAAGTTTAACACTTACCTTATCAGCTACACCTGTTCTTGACTTACTACCTTGTTCATCTACCTTAGTTGATGTAGTTGTTTGTGTATAACTACCACTATTTGCAACATAGTTATTACCATCAGCAAGTAGACTAGATCCAGGCGCAATACCAGACTTTGTTTCTGTAACGGTTTGGGGATCATGCTGTGTTCTACCAGTAACAATTTCCTCCCATATACCCCATTGAATTGGTCCTAAACCAGTTTGTTCATCAATACCAAGTCTAGCAATAGTTGCAGCATAATCTCCTTCTAAATTGGTATTATGTGTTTCCAGAATCTTCACATCAATCCAAACATCCGAAGAAGGATTAAGTTCTACTGTACCGATAAATTGTGTGATAAGGAAAGGAGTTACACCTTCGACTCTAGTAGCATATGGATTCTTGAAATATTCAACAGTACTATAATTTAAAGTTATCAAATCCCCAGTTTTTTGGGTATTTGGATCATTCATATTATAGATATTTTCATCATCATATAAAGTTTCTCCAAGACTAGGAGACGAAAGTTGTAAATCAAGAGCAGTAGTATAATGAGGAGGCCTTAATTCATTATTAAATGTATCAATTGAACATCTTGAATCAAGAGCGTATGTATTCTGAGCTTTATGATCTCCAAAGTTATCTACAAGGAATCCATTTTTATATCTCTCAAGTCCATTAGTATCCTTAATTTGCAGATTTGCAGTCTCATTCTCAAGAAGAGATAACGCTGTATAATACTCTAGATTAGAAAGCCTTGTTTCCAACCTACCAATATCTTTCATCGTATAACGTCTATGCTGCGTTCGTTTGAATTTAATATCAGCAACATCATAAACGTAAGGTGGAAGAATTGCCGTTGCAACGTCTAATGCATTATCAATTTTGGGAGGAACACGAGGATTTAAAGAAGGAGCTCCTTTAGATACTTGAACAACCCCGTTTTTGCCCATAAAGATTCTATCAATCCTTCCAAGGAAGTAACTATAATCAAGTAAAAGATTTTCATCAGAAACTATGATATTAGTTGGGGAAGTTGATGTAACAGCAAATGATCTTGAATCAAAATCAAAAGGAGAATCTGTAGAAGATGTATTATAATCCGCTACTCTTGGTCGTATGTCAATAAAATCACTGACCCTTCTTCCATCAAACTTAGCAACATCTTTCTTATATGACTGTCTACTATAACTATTACTTGTAAAGATATCCCCAGTATCTGAAGTCTCAACATACTCTGCCTGATAAACAAATGTTAACCTTCTACTTGGTTCAGCAACCCCATCCTTTCTAATTACCCTAGCATAATCATAATATTCACCCCTCTGTCCATTATCAAACAAGAAATAATTAGTAACATCATTTGCACCAGTATCAACTTGAGTTATTGATGCTTCTATTGCAGATTCATCACTGGTGATAATCTCTCCTGCGACGAATTTTTGGTCATTCGCATATACAAAATTAATTGTAGTACTAGATGCTTTCTTAATAATAGTAGCACAAGCTCTACTTGTAGAACCAGTAATTTTTTCACCAATAATATAATCATTAGCACTACTTGATGGACTCAAAATAGAAGTTAATGTAAGTGTTGGAAGTGCTGCGTCAGCAGTATCAAAGGATTCAAATACTCCCAAAACTCTTGTTACATCAGCAGTATTCAAACATATTTCTCTATCATGAATTCTAGTTCCATAAACAGTATTATATGTCAATCCATCCTGTTTAACACCAACACCTGTTGCAGAAGATCCAGATTCAGCATACTTGGACCTATTGATTGTAAGAATACCAGCCCTTTGATTTCTTTTCTCTTTTTGGGTGACATTCTGATTAATTTGAGTGGTAGTTAAAACAACAGGAGTAGCAGTTACTTTTGTTAATCCACTAAAAGTAATAAGACCAGTACTAGAATCTAATGCAAACTGATCTGATGTTAACGTTTCTACAGATCCATCTTGATATGTAATTGCATATCTCTCTTCATCAAATCCAGTATAATTAAAATTAGCTTCTGGTGCAGGACTGGTTAGTTGACTTGCTGCTACTGATAACCCATCATACTGTTTCCTTATAGTAACAGAAGAATCTCTTAGATTAACACTATCAACATTTGGATAATTTAAAGGAGCTAACAATCTATTCTCATTGTGAGAAGTAACTCTAGCTACTCCAACTTGAAGATTAGATACTTCAGTAGCACTAGTTGGCAATCCACCTTCACAAACACCAGTAACTGTAGTTACACCAGTAAGAGTAACTGCGGATCCATCAGAATTTATAGTACTAACTTTAGCAAAACATTCAGTGTGAATACCAGTTCTATTATAAACTACAACAGCATTAGCAGTTGAAATTCCAATAAATGTTCCTTTAGTCGATGTAATCGTTGAAATACCTGCATGGTGAGCAGTTATTGTTACTGGTTTACCAAATTCCTTTCTATCAGAAAGTACAACGTCACAGTTAAATGTTTTTCCCGTACCAACAGCTTGGTGTACAGATTTTACATTATCCGAACCAAAACTAGTTGTAAATGCAACAATCCTACTATCATTAACACCATTAACAGTAATCCTTTCTCCAGGTAAAAACTTACCTTTAACTTGTCCAATGGTAAGTTCTTTATTATTACTTAAGGCAGAAATCAAATATCCACTAGCTGAACTAGATTGTCCTTCAATAAGAGACGATTTAGCAAGACTTGGGAAATTTTCATTTACCTGAACTTGAGTATAATATTGAGTATCAAAAAGTCTTAATGAGAATTGACTAGAACTATCTACATATTCTTCTTCTGAATTAAAGTCATAAACCCTTGCCACACCTACGGTTTGACCAGATGAAAGCGAATGAGATGCACCAACCCTAGTATCTTGTAATGTTACATAAGCAGTAGTAACAATACCAACTCCGGGCGAAGCAAAAACTCTATTAACTTTTACTTGATCACCAAAAGCAAGAGCAATATTTTCCCTTACACCATCAGTAGTTCTTGGTTTACTAATATCTACTAAAGTGTTTTCAAGTTTATCAACTTCAAATCCCCTAATATACGCCTTTCCTGGGGATATATCATAAACCATCAATCCTTCCGATGGAACATAACCATCACTGGTAGTCTCAGTACTTTGATATAATCCAGTATTTCCTTGATTTGAATTTAAAGATTCTCTTACATTAATTCTAAATGGACTAATATAATAATCTCCAGACTCATCATAAGTCCTTCTAGCAAGTTCTTCTGCAAAAATGTTATAATCAGTTCTTTGTGTAAAGAGTTTTAATTGACCATCTTGAACTCTAGCAAGTTCCACAAAACCCACATCATCTGTATCATTAACAGATTTCTTCGCAAAATAAGCTTTTATTTCTAATCTATCTGCACCTGGAGCAGAAAAATTAGGGAATCCAGCAGCATTATCTACTAAATCAGCATCAATATCAGAATTTACAATTGACTCAGAAACTTCTAAACCAACTCTATACGTTGGAAATGTTCCATACTGATCAAGAATAATGAGTTGTTCGTCAACTCTTACAAAATACCCTCTTAAATAATATACCCCTTCTGTAATGCCCATTGCAGAACCAATCTGCGAAGCATTTTCTGTAATTGTTCTAACAACACCTTGATTTACTCCAATCGAAGTATTGGAATATGAAATGGTTGTTTTTGCTAAAAGATTCTCAGAATCAAAGAATGTAATAGACTGATTATCAGTAGTACCCGATTTAATATAGGAAACATAAAGTGTAATATTACCCTTGTCAGACTCAGATTCTTTTATAACTTTTTTTACTTCAGCCTGAACACCAGAATCTTCTCCAATAAGTACCTGGCCAACTAATTGATCTTGATATAATGATATTGGAACTCCTAGAAAATTATCTTCTACTTGAATACAATAAAAATTACTAAAATAACTTAACTGTCCAGGAATTACATTAGCACCTTCTTTGAACATATGTTGTCCAAAAGAAGACACCTGATTCTGTAACATTGACTGGAGACCAGTCAACTCTCTAGCTTGAACAGGTTGTCCAGGCTTAAATAGAACTTTATAATAATCCTTTGCAGGATTAAAATCGTCGTAGTACGGAGCTACATTTAAATTTGTTTCCTGAGACATAATTTTAGAACTCTAAAATAACCTTGATTTCTTCTTTTTGGCTGGATGATCTGGTGATGGATGGTCGATTATCGACGTAGATAATGTCTCCAGAATATTTTTTCACTTCGGGATTGGATACACCATCAGTAAATTCCTGCCCAAGGTAATATGTTTTATTATTTATTACGGTTGAGACACCGCTGTAAGTTGTATGGATACCTAAATTGGTAGATCCACCAACGATAGTTACAGATCCACCTGTTGGAGGACTAGATGTAAACTCTAATAGTTCATAACCAAATTTAGGATCAACTCCAGTTGTTGCAGAAGTAGCAACTCTCTTATCTTGCCAATATTTTAGAACTCCGGTTGTTGCATCCCAAGATACAACTCTACCAACAGCTGTAGAACCAACTCCTACAGTTTGTGTAATTGTGGTATTTGCAGTAAAAGTAACTCCAGATACAGAAGATATATCAAGTTTCAACGCAGAAAGAGTAGAAGCTTGAGAAGAAGTTAATTTATCAGTAGATCCATATACTTGAGGACCTTTTACTATACCAATTCTAGAGAAAACGTTGCCAGTAATAAAATCTGGATTAGTATCACTATTCTCTAATTTACTATAAACCATAATTCTATTGGCGCCCAATTCATCATAAACATTTGCGCCATGTCCACCAGTTGGTGGAATGATTACATTAAACACTGCGGGTGTAGTACCATTTAAACCAGCAGCTGCCATATCAACTGTACCATAAGTGTATCCAGTCCCACCATCAGAAACAGCTATGGACTGAACTTTACCATCTGGATTTACAGTAACTGAAGCTTTTGCGCCATTTCCATCACCTTTAATAGAAATTCCTGTATAAGTTCCAGCAGTACCATAACCAACTCCTCTGTTAGTTATAGTAACAACTTTAAGTTGCCCACTAGTTGCTGCATTATCTCTTACTGTAGCAACATCAGTATTTGTTGACCAATCAACAGGAAGAGGGGTGAAATGATCCGTTTGGAATTTAATAATATCATTTGGTTTGATAGTAAAAAGATACTTCCAAATATATCCATCAGATCCAGCAGCTCTAGGCTCTAAATCAACAAATGTTGGTTCATTTAAAGACTGCCTGCCACTAATATTATCTGGATCTGTTCCATTATGTAAACAAATGTAAACACGATAATCTGAGTTTACAACAAAATACCTGGCCTCATATAAATGAGTAGAACCTGAGACATTAGATGGATTTGATCGACTGTAATCATGTCGATACATATCATACACAGTACCCGAAGTCCATGTATATCGTCTCACAACTTGCGCAACATTGGCAGATTGCAATCTAGACATAGACAACATCGTATCCCAATAATCATTATCCTCCAAAAGATTATCTTTAGGAGCTGGGGGTGTGGTATTCCATGTTGATACCGTTTCTGTTGGTGTCGTCAAACCAACCCACACATAATATGAGTTCACATCAGAAGAAATTCCCGATATAAAGTTATTCGCGTTCAAAATACGAAGCTTATCAGTTATAATCGAAGCCATCGATACTTAGCTTAAGGTACTATTCTCTTTATTTATCAGAGATTTATGTGTGTTATGAATCATACCCAGTGAACTTAAGAATTTCCTTCCTTATAATCACTGGTGAAGATTGGAGTCCGGTTACTCCATCTGTCAATATTGGTGAGTATGTATTGGATCCTTGTCTCACGTAACTATGAATCATACCCCAAGAATAGTTACCCATATATTCACTATATCCCATTCCAGTTAGTCCATTAAAGGTATCAACTGCAACAGTAACTTGAGTTACTGCTGTGGATCCCATGCCAAAGGCCTCAGTAGTAGCAGTAGCGACTGAGATAACTTCATAAACATTATCTACAAATGTTGTTCCAACACCAACCGTAGTGCCCGTAGAATCAACAGATGTTACTCCATAACCAATATTAGTATTAGAAACTGCGAGATATTGAGCAGATCCAATACCAGCTACTGTTATTGCAGTTCCAACAATAGAAGCATTACGGAAAACAGAATCCATAGGAAGAACTAAATCAAGAACCAAAGCTTCCGTTGTTCCAATAGATGTTGTCTTAATTCCACTAATGATTCCAAAATCACCATCATAAGAGCAATTTTCAATTGTTTCATATGTTGGAGTAGGTGTAGTGAAGATTACTCCTGGTATAGCAGTATTTGTATAACCAGTTCCTGCATTGGTAATAGTAACAGACGTTACAACACCTGCGGTTATAGATGCTGTAGCAGTAGCTCTATTCTCTTCTGCTCTTGAAACCGGAGCACCATAAATCTGCCAAGATGTTCCACTAGTTGGTTCAAATGTATATGGATAATCATTAGTATTTCCATTAGTGGCACCAGAAGTTGTAGCAGTAGATATCGTAACAGTATTCAATTTAATAATGTTACTACCTCTATTCATCTCAAATTCATAAACTAATGGAGTTGCTCCTGCAGTAGAGCCATAATTATAACCAGTAACCCTAGCTCTAAATCTAGCAGGTAGTGACTCATAGAAGAGTCCGGTCATTCTTCTGTCACCAGCATTAATATGAACTCCTGGAAGTCCTGGATTATCTGCAGTAATATTTTCATTTTCAGAAGATCCTCCACCAAATGTTATATAACCATTTGTACCAACATAAACCATATTGTAAGTATTACCAAAGAAATCAATATTAAACTGCATCTGAATCGCATATGATGTATCATTTGCATCACCAGAGAATTCTGTTGTAAATCCTGTTGATCCGAATGATGTAGATGCAATTCCAATAGCAGAACCAGTTGGAATCCATGGATCTGTTGTTGATGGTATACCAATCACAACTGTTGGTGCAGATGTGTAACCAGAACCACCTTCATCAATAGTAATTGAAGTTACAGAAGATCCGGCAGAAACAGTAACTGTTCCAGCTGCAGAAACCAAATTAGTTCTATCAAGAATTAATAGATCCTGTTTATTTGAAACTAAGTCCTCTCTAGAGTTATTGAAGAATGGTCTACAATTTTCAACAAAAATTTGAGTAGATGCTGCTCCGATTGATTTAATAATAGGAGTTAGTGGATTAATATTTGCTTCATAAAGAATTCTTGTTTTTGCAACTTCCTGTCCATTAATAATCAAATCATGCATCTGTTTGCATCTATCTACAGGTCTGATAAAGGAATTATCAGAACTAATTCCAGCACCCCTGTAAGCCTGCGTGTATACAGTATCATCTGTCTTAATTCCAGTAACAACTCTCTTAGATTGATCCCATTCAATACCTTTTGTTGGAATATCAGCTCTTAATTGTAATTTGTCACCAGGTTCAACCTCTTCAAGAATATTGACTTCAACAACATCAGCATCTCCACTACCCTTATAGAAGATAAGTTTAGAAGTATCATCAACTTTAGGTGTTTCTGTAAATTCAAGGACATTACCACCATTAAACTTATAAGCAACTCCAGGTTGTTGTAAGATATCATTAACAAAGATAAGAAGAGTGGACTCAAGATCAATATTAGATCCTTTCGCCTTTCTAATTGTCATATTAACACTATCTTGTTTGATACTATATGATTTGTCAATTCCATTAAAGACGAAACTATCTAATGGTAACAAGTATCCAGGAGACCAAGCAGCAAATTTATCGTTGAATATTTCATCAACAGTCATTGTAAATTCAGCGAAGGTTGTAGTTCCAATACCAACTTTAGTTGTTGGAATACCAGCTATACTATCACTTGGAATTGTTAAAATTTCACCTTTCTTATATCCATATCCAAAATTAGTAATTGTAAAGTCTGTAACACTAGATCCAGATCCAACAACAATATTCACTTTAGCTTCTGTACCAAGAGCACTTGGGCTAGAAGATGAATGCGTTAGAGGAATATTTTCATATGATAGTGGATCATCAAATTCGACTGAATATTTCTTAGAAACTGTTCCAGATCTTGCATAGAAATGATCACATGTGGAAATACCAGTATTAACGACAAATGAGTTATCATCATTAACTTCTAAAACAAGTGAACCATTAGAACCTGGATCAATTCCACTTGAAGAATTATTATTTGCTCTAGGAGCAAGAATAGATCCTTGTACTGTTCCACCACCATGGAATATTGTATTTACAGTAGATGTACCAACATTAACAGTGAATTGAGTTGTATTAGCAACACCAATCACTTGTACACCAGAATACTTAGGATCTGGTTTTCTTGGATACTTATGTTGAGTTGCCTTACTGTCCTTACTGCATGTAAATGTTAAAGATTCTGTCGCTATCTTAATACTTTGTCCTGCATGAATATTGTGAGAACCAATACTCATTGTCATGATTCCACTAGAAGCAGTATATGTTGCAGTTGTAATACTATAATTTACAATAGTTGATACGCCAACATTAAGTGTAATAGTATTGGATCCGGTTCCAGCAATAGAAACTGAAGTCTGAGATATCGGATCTGTGGGTCTTGGATAAGTATGTAAACTTATTCCAGAATCCATTGCACAATGGAATGTTAAAGCATTATCTGGTATTCTAACAGATTCGCCTGCCTTAACTAATCCATTACTTGCATGAGAAATAAAGGAGTGAATACCTGTGTTTGTAGATGGTATTGTATCTAATACTTGAACTTCAAATGTATTTGTAGTAACACCTGCAATTGCCATCCAAGTATTACTCTTAGGATCAGTTGATCTTGGATAAGTCTTACTAGCAGAAAAACTATCCTGAGCACACTTAAAGGTTAATGAATCATTAACAAATTTAACCCTATCTCCATTTTCAAATCCATGACCAACAACAGTACATGTCATTATACCTGTTGTTGGAGTATAATGAGCAGTAGAAATTGTATGCGCTGTGGTTCCACGAAGTGTATGAACTCCAACCGTTAATACCAAATTTCCTGTTGAAGGCGCATATGTGGCGTTAGAAACATCATATTTGGTAAGAGGTGTTTTACCAACATTAACAGTAATTGTATTTGCACTTACTGCAGTAATTGATGTTGTTACACCAAGAATTGGATCAGTTGCTCTTGGATAAGCATGATTCGTTAAATCTTGATCCATTAAGCAACTAAATGTTATCGCACCACTTGAGAATCCAACAGTATTACTTGTAGTATAACTGTGGTCACTAATAGTTAAGATTAAATCACCGCTTTCTGCGTTGTATGTTGCATTTGTAGGTGTTGTTGTACCAACTCCTGTTACAGTTACTCCACCATCTGTTGCACTTACAAAGGTATGCAGGTAGTTACCACCAGTAACTACGGAACCCTTAATTGCGGTTTCAAAGGTATGGACGTAATTACCACCGGAAATTATTGCATTAGAACTTGCACTTTCAAAATAATGTATTGATTGATCATTTGGAGAAGAAACACCAGCATCAATTACAATCTCTCCATTCTGATAAGTAAGTCCACCAGCAACTGCTGCCTTAAACGTATGAGCAGTTACATTAGTAGAAGGTGTCCCCAATCCACTTGTACCAACCTTAGCTAAACAATCTATAGTAAATGTATTTGCAGTTGTGTTTGCAATTGATACCCATTTACCAGAAATCGGATCTGTAGGTCTTGGATAACTATGCGATTCAGAATCACCATCCTTAGTACATGTAAAGAATAGAGAATTATCTGTTAATCTTATCTTATCTCCATTGGAGAATCCATGACTAGAAACAGTTAATGTAGTAATACCTGTATATGGATTGTATAATGCGTTAGAAATAGTGTGGGATGTTCCAGCACGTACAATACTAACTGCAGTATCATATGTGGGATCCTCACCCCTAGGATAATAATGTTTTGCTGCACCGGAATCTAGACTGCAAGTAAATCCTAATCCACTGAAGATTACATCTTTATTTGCACTGAAATTATGAACATCGGATGTCGTAACCGTCATAATACCAGATGCATTATCATACGCTATTGTTGATATGCTAACTGGAGCAGAATATTGACATGTTAATGCAATACCAGATAATAAAACATGTTCACCAACTGATAATCCATGAGCTTTATTAGTTGTTATAGTAGTAATACCAGATGCTGATGTATAACCAACATTTCTAACACCTCTAGGTGCATAGAATCTGAATGGATTTGTAACAGCTACTCCAGTAATATATCCATCAGTAATAGAAGCAGTACCTATAGCAACTCTAGAATTATCATCTGGATTAACAACATGAACTTCTGGAATATATGGAATGTAGAATGATCCAGTTGTATTGATTCCTGGAATCTGAGATCTATATCCAGATCCAGTATATCCAAGACCAATTGATGTAACAGTACCTGCAGCAGATACTATTGCAGTACCACCTGCAGCAACTAAAGGTTGATATCCATATCCCTGACTTGATCCAACTGAAACTATAACGCCACCAACAGGAATTGTTGCATTGTTTACATCAAATCCGGTTGCAATATCTCCTCTGAAGATAATTTTCGATGTTCCACTACTTTCACTAATTGTGTATGTCTTAGTAGCACCTGGGGCTTGGAAGATTTCATTTACAAGAACTACAGCACCATTAGTAGAGAATCCTGTTGTATTCGCGTCCTCTTGAGTTAATGTAAAGGTCTTACCAATTCCATTAAATCCGGTATTAACGTTATCAAAGACATAGTTTTCATAGTATGCTGGATTAACACCTGACGCTGCTCCAGATCTTAGGAATATTCTTCCTTGGAATGTATAACTTGTACTAATTCCATCATATCCACTACCAGCTGGAGGTGAAAGTCCAATAGGAGCACTAACGAAGTTAAGAGTATCGTCAATAATATTATAATCACCATCCCATCTCTCAATTATAGAACCTGATGCATGTGTTGTTAATCCACTTCCCATCCATGGTCGATTAACAATGAGTGAATTGGTACTACCAACACCAACACTATCAATCTTCATATATTCTGTGCCAATCTTAACAACGTCCCCACCAGCAAACTGACCAGGATCATCTACATACAAGATCGATTTAGCATTATCAAGATAATAAGATGTTAATGTTGTTACACCTGTTCCTACAATAGGCGCCTGAATATTATTATCAATCGCAATTAAAGCCTTCGAATTTTGTTGTGAAGAGGTCAATGAGTGAGAAGTACCAATACCAACAGCAGTAATATCCAAAACAGTTGGAACCGTAGCCAAAGCATTAGTTGCACTATGAGCTAATTTAATCTTACTCTCATTAATTTTAACAGCATAAACTGTTTCTGGAAGTAAACTAGTTGTTCCGACACCCGCAATAGTTGTTGTATCAATACCAATATTCATGGTATTACCAATGCCAAGGTTGCCGTAGGTTAATTTTTCACCAGTAACAAAGAAATGATTTGGAATTTCAAGAATATTATTGGTTACATCAACAATAGTACTATCATTTCCACCAAAATCCTTCTTAAATACAGGATCTCCGCCATGTTTAATATCAAAGTTTCTCTTAATAAAGGTCTTAGTACCTAGATATGCACCATCATAAGATCTAATCTGAGCATTATTGAAATTAATAACATCAGTTGTTGCCCCACCAACTGGGTGAGTCATTGCATATTGAATAGAAGTAACAGTACATGCAACACCAGAAGAAGGAGTAAAGTTTAATACAACATCTGTTCCAGAGAAGGCAGCACCAACTGTTCCAATACCAAGATTACTATTAGTATCAATAGTTGGATATTGAGAACAGAATGTCTCAACAGGAGTACTACCAGACCGTATATGAACAACAGCTGCCTCTAACAACTGTGTATGTCCGCCTAGGAATGAAGTTGTTGTATCTTGAACACCAACAATATAATAGGCAGCATTATATGTTCCTGTACTATACCTTGCAATTTCAACTGGAACAGGAGAAGTAGTCGATCCAATACCAGTACATGTGGTATCAATCCTACAAGTAGAAACACTAGTATTTCCAGTTCCAACATAACTTTCATGGAATGCAGTAACAAATGTATTAACAGTTGTTCCTAAATCTGCAGCAGCTGTAAATACTATGTTTACATCCGAACCACTATATACCGCACCAAATGTACCAATTCCAGAAGCGTCATAAGGAATTGATTGATTAGTTACAATACTTGCCATTTCATTGGTATAAATTTCACTTCCGTCATGAACATAATTAATCTCAGTAAAGAGATATTCGCCATCAGATGACTTGGCCATTGCAAGAACTTTACCTGCATAATAAGTTGAACCTATACCAACACACTTAGTTGCAGATGGACTTGAGGCTGCTGTAATTGTAGTACTTCCAGTAGACGTTTGAACTGAAGTACCAAGATCCAAATTAGATCCAGTTGTTGTAGTATCAGATAAAGATATTGAGAATTGATCAAGAGAATAGTTATTATATTCTGCTCTCTTTGGATAGAAATGTAATTCACCAGTAGTTCCATATATGGAGAAATCATAATGGTCTGCAAGTTCATAAGCTGTATAAACAGAACCATATTGATTCAAATATGCACTTAAATTATCATGTAAGGAATTTACAATAGTTAATTCTTTCTCACCTTCAAATCTAGTATCTCTAGCAAACACAAAGAACTTATTCGCTCTGAACGCATTAAGTGTGTGATCATCAATAACATCCCAATTTATTGCACTTGGTAAATGATTAAATTGAGGAGCAACATCATCAATAGTAAGTACCCTATTTCCTCTAGATTCAAAATAATCAGTGAATATAGTATTCTTCAGCCGGATCTCTGATGATAGTGGTGGAACAAGATCAATAAAATTCTCATAACCGAGATCATAGTCACTATAACAGTTCACATCAATTGTAGTTTCTACAATTGCAGCAATATCCGCACTACTTGTACGTCCATAACCAAGAATAGGTGTTTCATTTGTAGAAATAATATCAAGATTAGAAAACTTCTTATAACCAGCAGTATGGTTTAATGCAGACACTGGATTATCCCAAGTATCTAAATCAATTTGTGATTTTAAAGCATATGAGAAATATTGATAATAATCACTGTCATGGACTCTGTTTAAATCATCATTAAGAACTCCAACTGAATTATCCCAACCTACTATTCTCTGAGATAGAGGTGCTATATCAAATCTAGATTCTGTAAGTATAGAAGTATCAACTTTAGCAAAAGTCTTCGATCCTTTACCTTTAATAGTATCACCAGATTTATAAACAAAAGGAGATTCTATTCTTAATGTAGATGTTCTTTCATCCCAACCAACAACTATTCCTTTTTGTTTCTGTGTTTCTGAAGTAACCTTATTAATATTTTCTCCAATATCAAATGATTTCTTCATTAAATTAGGAGAGAATTTTGCTATGTAACGTTCTGGAACAATCTTACCAAACGACTTAGCTGGTACATACGTACCTGGATCTGTAGTAAGTTTATAAGATACTGATCCAATTCCACCAATATTAGCATCAATTTCACTCAGTTCAAAGGAAACGTATCCAAAATCTTCTGAGTTAAATCCTTTATCTCCGGTATTAACACCAACATTCTCAATCCAAATCTTATCACCTACATCAAATGGGAACGTTCCAGCAGTACTGAATCCAACATCTAATTGTACAGTAACTAAACTACGAGTCGAGTTCCAAGAAATTGTAGTAATTCCCAGTGCATTAGAATTATTAATTGGTATAACTCTAGGAGCAACCTCATAAAGTTGATCGGGATTTTTAATAACTTCAACTTCCCCTACAGCACTACCTGTTAAAGTTGCCTCAATATCAACATCATTAACAACTAAATCGGTATCTGAAGTAATAACAACTATATCAGGAGCAATATTATAATATTTTCCTCCAGTTAATATTCCAATGGAATCAAATATAGAAAGTCTACTTAATTCAAGAATTTGAGGTAATCTAGCAGAAGGTCTTAATGTCGTGTCTATTGGGAAATCAAAACCAACATTTGCAACATCTACTTTTACAGTTTGTCCAATTGTTGAACTATACAGATTGAGATTAAATTCAGATCCTATACCTGTTGTAATTGTGGTTATTCCTGGCAATGAAATATAATTTCTTCCACTATTTTTAACTCTTACAGAAGAAATTGAACCTTCTGCTGTTTCTGAAGTTGTTGTATATTCAAATTCAGATTCTGCGCTTGTATAACTGGGTTGTTCTGGAATATCACGAAGAGATAATTTGAAGAAAGTAG